CCCTACGGCACCTGCCGAGCCCGCAGGATCGATCACGCTCGCCTGCCCTACGGCACCTGCCGAGCCCGCAGGATCGATCACGCTCGCCTGCCCTACGGCAACTGGCAATCTAAGCCCCTTCGCGATGCGTGAAATGGCAGCTATTGCGACGCAATCGCAGAACAGAAACAGAACGACGCAACAAAATTACGCCTACATTTGTAGATGTTGCGCTCAACGACCCGAAAATTGCTTCAGGGGGGAAGCAATGCCACTCAGGGGGGAAGCAATGCCACTCAGGGGGGAAGCAATGCCACTCAGGGGGGAAGCAATGCCACTCAGGGGGGAAGCAATGCCGCAATTGACGCAATGCAATTCGTGTGGTAAGTTTTCTTCAATTGAACAGGAGTGATTCGCACGTGACCCAAGCAAATCTCATCACCAAATTCAACGCCTCGATCGTCCTAGACGTGCGCCGCGCTCGTGACACTTGGTGCGTCTATGAGCACCAGGTCGTCATGCAACCAGGTGAACCACCCGAAACGATATTCATCGGCGCGTGCCGTGTGATCGATGTGTACGATATGGTTGATGCTCGATCGAACAGCGAATGGCAGAACATCTTTGCCAACGGTGGACAGGTGCTCATCAATATCATCGGCACGACGTTGAACCGTGTCGATGCAATGCGCACTGCGTCGGAAATGACCAAAACCGCACCGGTTATCCCGCGCTGCAACCTTCTCGGACACAACCTGCGCAGTCAGCGTCGCCCGATCCTATGTCTGAACAACAACGTCCGATATGAAACACAGCTGCACGCATCGGCAGATCTTGGGATACACGCCAGTTCGATCAGCCGACACATGCGCGGTCAAGCGAGCCATGCCCAGGGCTACAAATTCATCTACGCTGTCGATCGGAAGGACGAGGCATGACCACCCGCGAAGAACTCAAGGCACTGGCGGAGACTGTGCAGAAGCTGACGGGGCCGTGCCACGCAACCGATTGTGCGATTGAGCACATTGTTTGCCCGCGCTGGACTGGCGAGGGCGCTCCAAAGCCATACACCGCCTCACTCGACGCGGCCATGTCGCTGGCTGACGGTGGACGGGTTGTCGAGATATTGCTGAACGCGGTCAATGCGAACGGCCACGAACATGGATGGGTAGAAGCCTTGCCCCGCTACGTCACAGCCGCCGCCCTTCTCGCCCGCGCCGAACAGATGGGAGAGGGGGCATGAGCGGGCGCGTTATCGAAGGCTATGCCGCCATCTTCAACATCCCCGACAAAGTGAACGACACTATTTTGCCGGGCGCGTTCAAGCGGACTTTGGGAGAAAGGAAGCCTGACTTTCGGCTTGATCATTTCGGCGGTTGCGCCGGTGAGATTATTGAGGCCCGCGAAGATGAAGAAGGGCTTTTCGTTAAAGCCCGACTTGATCGAGACGTGGGCGACATTGACGGCCTTAGCATTGGGTTTGTTGCTCAACGCACAAAGCGCGGCAAAAACTGGCGCAAACTTTATGACGTTGATCTGATTGAAGTTAGCGTTTGCGCCGATCCCATCCATCCGCTTGCTCGTTTCAGGGACGCGCCCTCAATTGAACAAGACGACTTCGCGCCCCGTGATGCTGTGAAGGCGCTGGCGTGGGTAATCCTCGGGATTGTCGCTGGTTCCTACGCCCTTGCAGCGTGGGCATTGGCGGGATGGCCGAGCGTCTGGGCCTTTGCTGTGGAGGCGTTCCCATGCGCCTCGTGACAGCCCTGCAATGCGTGACGGGCGGCGTCCTGATGCTGTTCCCGATATTCCTGCCGATGCTGGCGATGATTCTGAAGGAGATTTGATGTGAGAGGTTTTGCTTCAATTGGCCTGCATTGCCCGAAAACAGGGCACAACGTAGGAGCCGTTTTACGGGCCGCTCAATGCTATGGCGCAGCGGCGGTGGTAATCAGCGGCGAACGGGTCAACCGCACGCACATCAAGGCCGCGACCAATACCCTGCAATCCCACCGGCACATTCCTGTGCTGCGTGGTGATCTGCGCGAGCTAGTGCCTTATGGTGCGGTGCCCGTCGCGGTCGATCTTGTCGAAGGCGCGGAAAGCCTGATTGACTTTGAGCATCCGCATTCGGCGTTTTACGTGTTCGGGCCTGAAGATGGAACGCTTGGCAAAGCTACGCTTGATTGGTGCCCTCGTCGCGTGATGGTACCTACTGCGTTTTGCATGAACCTTGCCGCTACCGTCAACGTCATTCTCTATGACCGCCTTGCCAAACAGCACCGGCGGGTTGCCGAAAGGATCGCAGCATGACCCACCCCGCCAGCGAACTGGACGCGGAAATCCAGAAGACCGAAGCCCGCCTCGCCGAATTGCAGGCCCAGCGGGAGGCGTTGGCAGTTGACCCGTTGCTGATTGAGGCGCGGGAGTTTGCTGCAAAGGCTTGCGAGGTTGAACAATTGTTTGGCACCGCAAAAGACATTCGTTCCGGGGGATTTGATTGCCTCCCGAGCGTTCAATCTGCCCTCGCAGCCCTTCGCAGCCGCACGGCCCTCGCCCCGCGCCCGGAGGTTGATGAGGGGTGGGTTGACGATGTGGCAAAGCGGTGCGCCGAGAATGCTGCCGCAGCTACCGGCAATCATCCCTTGAGCAATGCGGCTGCTGTTGCGTTCAATGCGCGCACCCTCGCCATCCGCGAGACCCTCACCCGCGCGCCGGGGATAAGCTGGCCGGGGGGAAGGCCGCAAGAACACTGGACGGTTGTAGGCGCAATAAAAAGCGCAAGAGCCTTGATCGAGGCCGGTAACGACCTTTGTTTTGCTGCTGAAACTTCGGGCGGCACAGCGGGGCGTGACGCAGCCTTGTACGCAGCAATCGCGCAATGGGCAGCAGAGCGCGACAAACAAAAGCAGGTGCTGCGCATCATTGAACTTGAAGGTGACAGTCCAGAGATAGGGGCAGGTTCGCCTGACCATCCTCTGCGCGAACACATGACGGGAGCCGCGTCATGAGCGCGCCCGAGCAGGTGCAGGTGAGCCGAGCGATTGAACTTTGGTTCTTCCGCGACATCAGCGACGAACAGCGCCGTGCCTTAATCGGTCTAACCTTGGGGGAAGCTGTGGCTGGCGAAGCGACAAACCATTCATGGCAGCGGCTTTGCTTGAAACGCATCCTACGCCACACCACGCAATCCGACCTGCTGGCGGCGATGCGGGAGGCGGCTGAGGCACTTAAGCCGTTTGCCTTTGCCGCAGCGCACGCACCCAAGATTGGTAAAAAGCCACACGACTTTGTGTTGACCAGCGAGTTCGACGCAGCCTCAGCAGCCCTCGCCAAGCTGACCGCCGCGATTGACCAGATGGGAGGCGGGTGATGCGGATCATAGTCAAGAAACTCACGCGAGAATTTTGGGACGGCTTCTTGAGCGGGTGGGCGGCGGCATTTCTGATTGCCTGCTTGATTGTGGGGCTGATCCCCTAACCCCCGCGCACGAACCCGGTGCGCTGATATGGAGAATGTGATGAACGAACATTGGAAGACATACGCCGCTGACTTCAACGCAATGACCGATGCGGAGATTGAGGCCGAAACCGAACGCGTGCAATCTGAAGTCAATGAACTCGAAGATTGGCTCGAAGCCGTCGCGTCATGGGAAGCCGCCGGGAAGCCGCGCGCATGACCGCCCGCTATCAGACCAGCCGCCCGGATCAGTGGACGTGTCCGCGCCCTACGCCTGATCCGCGCAAGTATGGCGCGATTATGCCTATGGAACAGCCCCGCCTCGGCCTGCTGCGTCGGGTGTTCGGGATATGGAGAACGTGATGGAAGAAGAACTTAAGGCGCTACTAGAAAAGGCGCGCAATCACAAGATGACACCCGGTGAACTGTTCGAGCAGCGCGTTTCATTCGTTTACAGTGCGTGCGGCGAAGGCGAGAGCAAGGAAAGCGTTCGCGCGCTATTGGCGGAAACTTACGGCGACCCGGCTGCATATGAAGCAGAGATCACCTCCCTTCGCGCCGAGATCGCCAGCCGTGACGCGGCACTGGTGAAGGCGCGGGAGGAACTGACAGAATGCGTGACCTCGCTGGATCGCCTCCAAAGCAATTCCGAAAAGCTACTTGTCGAAGCGCGTAGAGCGCGGGCTGATGCGTTGGAGGAAGCGGCGGTTGCTGGTTACATTGCCTGCGCTGAAACACGCCATGTTAGGCTAGGGGATAGAGTTGCCACCGCCATCCGCGCCCTCGCAACGCAGGGGGATGGGGCATGACGAATAGCATCGTCACCCGCGAACAAGTGATCGCCAAGATGCAGTTCTGGGCGGATCGCATAAACGAACAGAATGAATATGGTGCGCTCCATATCCTCATCGCGGACGGGAATTGCGATGATGAAAGCCGTGAATTTTGCCGCACCCGGCACACCATAACCGCCGACGAAACAGCGTTTCTTGACGGGATCGAAGCCGACTTGACCGAAGAAGCCATTTTCGGAGCATGGGCGCTGGCACAGTATCCGAATACCCAAGTTGCAACACAGCCCGAACCCTGATAAACCCGCCGCATGTCAACAGCGCGCATCATTTCTGACATGCAGCAATCGAAGCAGGTTGTGCATATCGTGTCGGCCCGGACTGCTCGATCGCTCGTAAAGCGAGGGCTGGTTCGGGCCACTGTGATTCAACCTGCACCGATCGAAGGTGTTGCTGTCAACCTGACCGTGCTCGGCAAGTCGTACCGCGCTAAGAGCGCAACGTCCGAACAATTGCCCGCGCCTCAGCCGCAGACAGAGTCAGATCCCCCGGCTTGACCTTCGGGTTTGCAGGGGTTGCCTTGCGCTCGATCTTGCGCGCCAATGCTTCACGTTTCTGCTTGGGGCTACTCATATCCTTGATCCGTTCCGTACGTGCTGACATCTGCGACAGCTGCGCGCGAGTATAGCACCCCGCAAAGCGCAACGTCTTCCTGAAAATACGGCCTTAGTTGGCGACCGATCTCACGATAACCCATGCCTTCGAGCACGGCCCGGACGGCATGAGGCGGTACATTCCCGCGAACAACTTGCCGGTCGCGCAGATGCTTCATTGCTGCCAACTCGGACACCCATCCGGAGCGGAAGCCGGTGGCACCCGTCTCGACCGCTTCCTGGATGGCACGCTCGATCGGTGAGCGGCTGATTGCCACAGCCTCTGCCCAACTGGTCGTCCGAGGCGCGCGCATGGGTATCGCGCCTTTGCCGATCGGATAATTGTGCAAGTAGTGCGAGATGTATTTGTGCCCGTCAGCTTCCAACCAACTGAACAAGCGCTTCATATAATCATCGTTCATGCCGAGCGCGAACAACATTTCCTCGGTCTGGATCGGGCTAAAGAACATCGCGTAGCGTCGCCCGTTTTTCGACACAGGTACCGCGTCTTTGTAGTTGGTGAAGAAACCCCAATTCGCAGGGTTGTCTTCCATCTGCTGATCGACACCCTTGGCCTGCACTTCGATCAACTTTTCGGAGATCAGCGGCTTGAGCACTTCGACCAGGTGACGCTTTTCATCGACGCGTATCTCGTCGGCCAGAATAAACACCTTGTTGCGCATCCACCCGTTGAACTTGCCGCCGCTGTCGCCCAACTGCTGCGCGTCCGGGAAGTGGACATACGGCAGTCCGATCGCCTGTGTCATAGCGTGCTTGATCACACCTTTGCCGATACCCTCAGCTGATTGGATCACCGGAGCCCATGGTATCTTGTAACCAGGATAACGAACCACGTGCGCCATCCAGTCGAGCAGGATGCGCAGATCGTTTTCATCGGGAATGATCAGGCGAAGGTGGTTCAAAAACGGGCTGACATCGCCCTGCAGCATCTCGATCTGTGGTCGGACGTAGGTGTTCACACCTTTACGACCCAGCACATCGGTTACGATCTCACCCGGCTCTCTGTCTGGCATGAATCGCAGGTGATCGACCTTTGGTACTGCCCATTGTGTCGATCGTGTAGCAGCGCGCCACGGTTCGTCGGTTGTCTTGCCGTCCGCTGTGATGATGAATTTCTTACCCGCGTAATGCGAACCGTTGAACTTGGTCGAGTCGTAAAGCTGACCGTTGGGTAGCAGCATCTTGCCCAGCGAACCGACGAACACGCACCCCTTGAACCATTGCGCGCATTCGAGGTGGGTTAGCATCTCACCCCTGCAATCCAGTTCAGGCGGCTCGGTCTGACCCGCTGGCATGGGTGGTACACCCCCTGCGACCGGCGCAAGCGGCTGCGGTGACACACCCTCGCCGAATGCGACCACGGCCCGCAGGGACGGCACACGGCGTACCAGCGACGGCCAGCCCAACTCGGTACGGCGCAGGCTGTTCCACTGCTTGATGTTCTCGCCGATGTCGTTGCGCGTGTAGCGCGCGCACCAATTGGACCACATCGACACGAGGGTGGCTTCGTCGGTCAACGTCCAGCCCGCCTGCTTGATGGCAGCTGTCACAGCGATCCATTCGCCGCGATCGAGGTCGTTGGGGTCCATGAGATCCAGCGCACGCTTTAGCCATGCCAGCGACGGCGCGGCTTGGGCAGGGTCACCAAGTTCATGTCGCTCACCCGCACCACCTTCGAGCACCGTCACATGCGCTACAGACGCTTCGAGTGCATCAACCGTGAGGGGTTGACCGTAACCGGGCAGCGCGTGGCAGGTGACCAAGTGACCAACCCCATACTTGTGATTGAGCGTGCCAGGGAGCCGCATGACGCGCGCTGCGTCGATCACGGCCTTGTCACCGTTGTAGGTCTGTCTGAGCCGCCGCTGAAGCCCTGAGAAGCGTTCCAGATCGGACGGGTAGTGCGTGACCGGCCAATAGACGTGATACTTGCCGGGGCTGCTCAGAACGGCAAACGAGGGCGGCGGCAGGTGCCGACCCGCTGCCTCGTATTGCTGCTGTGCATCAATGGCGTCGAGATCGATATAATGCGCGCGGATCATCGCCACGTTTTCGAGAGCCCGACCCACCCCGTCCAGAGCAGCGGGGGTCATGAAAATGCCGTAGCCATGCTCGTTGTAGCCCTTGATCCACGGCCAGAGGCTGTGCAGGGTGCCGCGATTCGCATGGCCGGGGACGGATTTATCAGTGTCGTGAAGGGCGCGCAGATCGAGCGGTGTCGTGGCCGGATCGCAGCCGAGCGCTTGGACGAATGCTGTGGCGAGGTCGATGTTCACTTTGAACCGCGATTGTACATGGTGTTCATCAAAGGTTTCTCGACTCGAATCGCTTCGCGTTCTGCTTCGATTGCTGCCGCTCTATTCGGTAGCGTCTCAATCGTAACAACGGCTATGTGTTGAAACCAAGGCGAGTGGATAGCGTGATCAACTAAGCGACGCCAAGCAGAATAAGAAAGACCAATGTACAGAAGGCGACCCTCTTTATCGTAATGACGATACAATTGTGTCGGATCACTGTGACACTTGTTATTTCTGTGCCCAGCGTATCGCTTCTGCTTTTTTTGAAACTCAATGATGCAGGCTTTGCATCTAGGGAGTTCTTTTCGGTGAGTTTCATTGACCTTGCAATCACGACACATGCGGGGTGAATTCAACCACATCTTCATGGTGTCGATTCTCCCACAAAACCCTCAACATCGATACGCCGCCACACGGGCGGTTCAATTCCAGCAATCGGTGAAACCGGACACACACCTTCTTTAACCCATTTTCTCAGGGTCTTAGGGTCTATTCCGAGGGCTCTTGCTGTTTCACCGCCGTTCATCAGCGGTTTGAGGGTTTTATCGGGCATTTGGATGTGCATAATGAAGTCGCTCGCGGCTGACAACCCAAAATTTCCAGAAATTTCCCTTGACCCGAATCGGACGGGTGTGACAGGAGAACTCATGAGCAAACACGATTATGCGCTTCACGATGCGATCAGTGGCAAAGGTAATGAGATCGCGAGGCGTAAAAGATGGTGGATGCAGAAACTGATTGGCCCGCAGCGTCGCAAGTACGCACGAATGTTGATGGGTTTGCCACCTGTGAGGAATACATGCAATGACTGACACCGTACACGTGATGCTCGACCTTGAAACTTGGGGCACCGAACCAGGTTGTGACATTCGCTCGATTGGCGCATGTGTGTTTGATCCGGTGTTGGGTTGGGTTGGTGCGCCGGGGCAGTTCGACCCGGAGCGCATCGAATTTTTCTACATCGCAACAGACAATCCACGTGGGTATTGGGGCAACGGCAGCAGCCGGGACAGGTTTTTCGTCACTGGCAAGGCGACCGACCGGCTGCGTTATCCGCTGACCCGCGATCCGGCTACCGCGCAACGGTGGTCCGAGCAGTCGGCTGAAGCACAGGCTGCGTTCGAGAACCCGGTCGATTTGCGGATCGCTTTGAGCCGCTTCAGCGTGTGGTTGGCTGACGTTTGCCCGGACGTCACCGCTTTGCGCCTCTGGTCACACGGTTCAGCGTTCGATCCGCCCATCCTCGCCGCAGCGTACAAGGCGGTCGATTTGCCCGTCCCGTGGCATTACCGAGCACCGCGCGACACCCGCACCGCGTTCGACATGGCGGGGATCGAGGACCACTCGGCATGGCTGGAGCAGACGCCGGGGCCGCTCGGTGTGTCACATCACGCTCTGGATGATGCGATCTGTCAGGCGCGTGCGGTTGCAGCGGCTTACCAGCTTGTGACGCATGACTGATGCTATGCACGGGATGCTCGCAATGATCCGTGATACCCCTCACCATGTCGAAACACCGATGATGATCAACCAGCTTTTCGCTGATCTGGGGCGCTACGAATGAACCCCATCCCGATCCGTCCCTGCACGCGCCGCATGACCAGCCCGACCGGCATGGAGGACGAGTGTGGCACGCTGGAAATCTCCGATGTGAAAGACCCGATATGGGGCAACATGATGCAGTCTGCGTGGATGCCGAACGATGAGGAACGCTCCGCTATTGCATCAGGTGCCCCGATTATCCTGAGCATTGTCGGGACTGGTCATCCGGTCGTATCGGTGTTCGTCGGAGAGATGACTAATGGGCGCTAAATCTCTCACGATCGAGCAGGAGAACCTAGTGCTCGACTGGCATCGTGCCGGGTGCAGCGCACGATCGATTGCGGATCATCTTGGTGTCGGTCGCACTTCGGTCGAACGCTGCATTCGTAACGGTGCCGCCATCATGACGCCGACCGATGAGGTAGCAGAACTGATGTCGCAGGGTCTGAGTTTTGCGCAGATCGCCGCACAACTTAACATGACGCTCGATGCGGTAAAATCAGCATTCAAGCGGATCAAACGGGCGCTTGGCCCACAAGCACGATAGGTGACGAATGGTACGAAAGATTGACGCATTTCAGGACGGCAAAGGTGTGCTTCATACCTGCGCAGCAGACGCACATCGCGCGGATCTGTCCGCATGGTTTCACGCAACCGGTGTGATGAACGAAGCGGCTGCAGCGGCTCTTGCGAAAGCACTGGTGGACGATCGGGCCAAGATGTTCGAGTTGGTCAGCATGATGGAAACGCTGGCGCGGGACGTACCGGCTGAGACAGTCGATCTCAGAGCGCAAGGTGCAGCATGAGCACTAAGGTAGCATACATCCGCAATCGCGCTGAAAAGCTGCGCGCCGCTGCATCGGCAGTCATGGACCCTGATGTGCGGTCGGATTACACGTCCGGTGCGCGCTATCTGGAACTGGTTGCTGACGAGATCGACGCCGGAATGCATGAGTCATGAGATACCGTGCTCAAGGCAAGCAGGTGTTCCAAGACGATCGGCATTTCGCGGATGCAGCGGGTGAGATCGAGGCCATGATGATCGTCAACGCGCTGCGGGCTTTGGATGAGCGTGATGTTGACACGCCTCGCATCGGCAACGTCGTTCGGAATGCAGTCATGCAGCGAAGGTGTGTCGGTCGGCGCGAAGGTGACGAAGATGCCTACTCGTGCGGCAGGCGTGTCACTGCGGGCGCTCGCGTCGGATGCGCCGACTGTGGCCGCTGATCTGTTTCACGCCCCGGTGTATCAGTTGACTACATCGAGCGGTGGCTGGCAGGTGCTACTCTGTGACGGTTATCCGGTGGCGCAGGGGTCACGCAGCACGTGCGAGCGGCACCCGGTCTACGCAGCCATCCAAGCGCGGCGGGCCGCTTCATCGAAGTGAGCCACAACCGGATCACCTGAGACAAGCAGCGACTGGATGACCATCTTGTCCCCGCGCTCCACCGCTGCGATCTTCACTTGCTGTCTCAGGTCGTCGATCCCGTCGAAGTGGAACAGGACGCCTGCATGGGACAGGTTGATGCGCTTGCCGATCCCGCGCGCCGTCACAGCCCCGGCACCACCCTCATGCCAGAGGTCGATGCCCGCCTGGATCATTTTGGCTTTCTGCCGTTCGCCGTGCATATACTTGCCCATGTCGCGGTAATGCCTTCAAACCTTGCCGGGTGTCAAGTCATACAGGTCGTCAAGCCGCACCAACCGAGCGGCGGCACGAGGCGTGAGTGCGTCCGGTACGACTTCAATGACCCATCCGCGCCGCCCTTTTACCGCAGCCTCTGCGGCTGACCGGCGCAGGTGCGCGGAGCGAAAGTGATCACATTGATCTCTGACGATGAATGCGGCACCATAGTCGCTCACAACCGCACCAGTCCTGCTACCTGCGCCGGATCGGTCACGAACCCGCCGATGCCGCCGACGCTGCGCACCAGTTCGATGAACCGTAGCTGGGCTTGAGCGCGCTTGTCGCCGGGGGTCATGTGCCAATCGGAGTGCTTGCATTCCACGGCGGTGAAGACGCCGACAGTCTTACCCACCATGTCCTGTGTGATCGTCACAGGCGTGACACCGATCAAGTCGCTGCTTTTGATGCGCGCATTGAGTTGCGCCGAATCGTTGCACAAACCGTAGCGAATGATCCGACCCGTCTTGTCCTCGCAGGCACCGACGTTGTTACGCCAAACTAAAGCACCGAAGCGTGCCAGTTCTAGTTGCACGCGCTGTTGGACTGCTGATTCAAGCATTACACCTTACCCTCGAAATCTAACGGTCGAAACAGCGGTCGCGTCCAGTCGCGTTCGGCCCGCACCGTGGTAAAACCCCGTTCGATCATGACACCTTGGATGTAGCCCAGCCATCTCGACATTTTAGCGACCGGAAGACCGTCTCTACAACCGAACATCAGATCAAGCGTGAAATCCCAAATATCTTTGTGATCACCAGAAACTGTCATGTTATGTAGCAGCATGTCATGGTATCTTTCGGCGCATTTGTGTATTGCACCGCGATACTTGTCGTCATGTGTCATCTGTACCAACCCTCCACCTTCTCAGCCAACCCATCCATTTCAGCCCGCGATCCACCCATGACACTCAGCACGTCTGCACCGACTGTCAAATAGAACCGACGCATGATCGTAGCGTCCGTATCGCCCGCAGCGCGCCGGATGCCCGCCCACTGCTCGATCGCCCTGGTAAGGCGCTGTTGGGCCGCGTGGCGCTCGATGGCACGGTTCTTGGCACCCGCCGCCGCGACCGGCCCTGCAGCGAACTCCACGCGCGCCGCAACGTCACCGGGCGCTTCGAGCGTCATCTGTGCGCGCAGCTGGGCCAATGTCTCGCGATCGAGCAGCATGAGATCCCCGTCCACCTGCTCAATGCTCCGTGCGCCACCTTCCGGCACAGGTGGAGCCTCACCGCAATAGGGACAGGCTGGCAGGCAGCGCTCATACGGGCGGCTGCACGATCGGCAGGCGGTCAGGGGTATGTCGTCTGGATCAAGTTCACGCTTGGCTCGCTTTTCGCGCCGGTCGAGCGACCAGAGATGCTGCTTGTCAGGGAAGCCGTGGCGCTTCCAATTGCTCACATGATCAATGACCAGACCATATGGCTTACCGTCCAGAGGGCGCAGAGCACGGCCAAACTGTTGCAGATACACAGCGAGAGAAGCAGTCGGTCGTGCCATAATAACGACTTCCACCGCTGGAACGTCAAAGCCCTCACCGAACAGATCGACATTAACAAGCATTGTAAGACGACCGTCACGAAAACGTCGAATATAGTCATTTCGCACCTCATTTGGGGTTTTGGCACTGACAGCCGCAGCAGCAATACCTGCTTCGTTAAAACGGTGTGCCATTTCATTCGCTGTCTCAACGTCGGTAGCGAAACAGATGCCGCGCTTGCCCGGTGCGCGGCGTTGGTACTCAATGACCACATCCCCCACGATGTGCGAGCGCTTCGATGCTTCACGCATCCGCTTGCTCGACCAGTCACCGGACGGGGCAAGTTGGTCATCGTCGATCTGGAAGTCGCTCTCAGGCACTGCGATTTCATACTCACACAACGCACCCATGTCGATCAGATCGCGCATTGATGGGCCAAGGATCATGTCCTGGAACACACCGTCATGATGCTCGCCGAGACCCATGCCGTCCGCACGGCGCGGGGTTGCCGTCACGCCGAGCCCGTAGGCGTTGGTGAACATGCGGACTGCCTTGCCCCATTTATTCGCGCGCAGGACGTGGTGCGCTTCGTCGATCGTCCAGCGCTGGATCTGCGCGGCCCACGCTTGCAATTCTGCTTCACGCGCTACGAGCGTATCGACGCTGACCACACTACACCGTGCGTCGGGGTTGATGAACGATCGACCGAACTCACGACGGTGCTCGGCTGTGATCTGAGCGACGGACTGCTTGCTGGCGATAATGCGATGCGGAATGCCGCGCCGCGCGACATGGAGTGACATTTGCCCCACGAGTTCATTACGGTGCGCAATGACACACTCGGACAGCCCCTGTTGATGGCCGTCGAGAATGATCTGAGATACGATGACGGACTTGCCACCACCCGTGGGCAGCACGGCGAGTACGTTACGATTGCCCGCTTGGTACGATTGGTACGTGCGTGCGATCAGATCGGTCTGGTAGGGGCGTAGTTGGATCACAACCGCGACACCACCCAAATTTCCCAATACCCGCACGACCCGACCTGTTTGATCGAGGTCGGCACCCATGCCGGATCATGAACCACTGCACCACCCTTGCAGACCACGACATGATCTCCACCGGTCTGCGGTTGCCCCGGTCGCGCCGTGCTGCCGAACAGCAGCCATGTCGTATCGGGGTTCTCGGCGTTCATCCAGTGCATCACTGCTTCAAGCGGCTCATCTGGCACACCGAATGCAGTGACGGTATAACCAAAGCGATTGAGCCATTCGCGCGCAGCGGTACGGCTTTGTGAGCCACTGACACCATTGTCGGCAAAGTGCGGCACAAGTTCGCTGTCGAGATTCATGATCGTAGCGATGCAGGCGCGCAGACAGTCACCGTAGGACGTGGGTGGCTCATGACGCGTTCGGCACATTACTGGTTTCACCGGCACCACCCCGGCACACTCGCAGCGACATGCGAACGCCCGTCCGTCACGCTCGGTCTGAAGAAAGCGACCCAATACGGCGAATCCGAATCACGTACACAGGTAGGTCGATTGCGCGGATCGAGGTGCTGTTCCAGCGTGACCACACCGGACGGCGCGGCGCGCAGCAGATCAACCAGCGAAGGGAGCGCCAGCGTCATGTGTCCGGTTGTTGTTTCGAGCGGTGTGCGGCACGGCTCCATGATCCGTTCGCGCCAATGGTCAAAGTCGCTCGGCACGGTCGGCCAATACCCGATATTCTCAGACACGGAGAAGCCGAGCGTCGTTACAGCTGTGGTATAGCGAAGCGCATCGACCGGCGTAAAATTGACGACGCTGTTGAATTGAGCCTCAGTGCGACATTGCTCGATAAACGCAGCATCGGCGCGAATGTAATAGATGCCTTGGAACGACTCGACTTCTTCGATCACCAGGTAGTTGCGGTCGCTCGCCATGATCATGCCGTTTTCGAGTCTGAAGCACTTGAATGCTTCGTCCACATCACTGTCTGGCGGACTGAGCACGTGGGACAGTCGGGCGATTGTGTCGCAGGGGATTTTCATGCTGTGGGGCGCTCCATGGCTATAAACCTTCCACTATGTAACTTTTCCGTTGCGGTCAACCCGAATCGTGTGTATCCGGTCATCAGAAACAACGGAGACTCAGCACATGAAGTTCAGTTTGACAATCACAGGATCAGCGGCGGCGTTGGCGGCTGCGATGCGCGTCGTGGAAGACATTGACGGGTTCAAGGGTGGTGTCGGTGTTGGCTATGACTACAACCCGTCCGGGCTTGATACGGCTGCGACGGGAAACTCGCCGAGCGAACCGACGGTGACCCCTTCCATCAACACTGGTGCTGGTATTCCGCAACCGATGCCCGACCCGTCCGCAGCGAATGGGGTTGCATCGACGCCGACTGTCCCGATGCCCACCATGTCGCCCGTCTCGACTACCACCCCCAGTGGCCCGACTGGCGAGGGTGAACCGAGCGACGGCACCGGTCTGGACGCAGAAGGTCTGCCGTGGGATGCACGCATTCACTCATCGACCAAGACGAAGACCGCGAAGGGTCTTTGGACGGCGGTGCGCAACGGACCGAAGGGTGCAGAATTGGCAGCGATCAAGGCTCAACTGCGTGGTGCGCCTCAGCAACCCGTGCCGATGCCCGCAGTCAGCGAGCCGGTTGTGGTTGCACCCGTTCCGATGCCCGCAGTCAGCGAGCCGGTTGCAGCAATGCCGACACCGGCACCCGTTCCCATGCCGATCCCGATGCCCGCAGTCAGCGAGCCGCTGCCGGTCGCAGCAATGCCGACACCTGCACCTGCTGCACCCGTCGAGCCGGTTGCTGTGACCCAGGAATGGGACTTTGCAAAGTTGATGGGTGTCATCGGTCCCAAGATCGGCACAACGATCAGCACTGAATATCTGGTCGGCGTGTGCCAGAAGTATGGCATTGCGGCAGTGACTGACACCGCGACCAAGCCGGAAGTGATTCCGCAATTGATCGCACAGTTCCAAGCGGACGGGGTGTGGTGATATGACACGACTTACAAAGAGCCATCATGAGAAGATGGCAAAGGCTCTGGTGTTACATGCCTTTGCCGATCGTGCCAATGAAGTAATCGCTGAAAGCATTGATTTATTCTACGCGCTACACGAGCGAGAGCACTCGGCTAACGTTCGCAAGCACATGGACGCGATACTCGCTGTGAAGCCACACGCTTTCGAATGCGACAACAACTTCAACGTGAACCTCACCGGAAATCGTTTCAGTGTCGGGTCGCGTAGGATCAGTGACTACTGGCGGGCAGAAGCCAGTAGCCGTCCGGTGCTACATGGCGTCGATATGTATCCCGGTATTGGGATCAGTGCGGACGATGCGTTGCATGATCGCCTGTTGGCATTCTTCGACTCTGAAGCGCAACTCAAAGCCGACGCTCAGAAGGCACACGGTGAAGCACTCGCAACGCTGTCGCAGTTCAGGACTGTGAAGTCGCTGCGAGATTCGTGGCCCGAAGTGCTGTCCGTTGTCGAAAACCTGTTGCCCGAGGACAATCTGCTACTCCCGGTCGTCCAAGTTAAGCACCTTAACGACCGTTTCGGTCTTCCGGCTACTGTATGATCACGACAACCGCGACAGAACTGCCGCGTGTCATGCGGTGCATGGGCTCATTGTCTATGCCCGCAGCGATACCGGGCGGCGGTGACACGACCCAGCGCGACGAAGGGAATGCCGCACACTGGCTCGCGGAACAGATGTTCAACGGCGCACAGGTCGGGGCTGGCTCAGTCGCTCCAAACGGCTATGTCGTCACTGATGACATGGTGGAGCACGTGAGCAACTATGTCAGCGCGCTGGACTGCGGCGAGATGGAAGTCGATACGTCTTACAGCGGCGCATCATGGGAAGTGCGGGGTCGGGCGGATCATTTGTCGTGGCGTTCGCAATGGGACGGTCAGATCAGACCCGGCAATGTCTGCAACGCTCAAAGCCTGCTCACCATCGACGACTTCAAATACGGGTGGCGTCCGGTCAGCCCGGTGCGCAATTTTACCCTAATGAGCCACGCAATCGGTTGGATCATCCGGACGCAGCAAAGACCTGATCGGATCACCTTTCGCATCCATCAGCCGCGACCGTATCATCCCGACGGGCCGCTGCGGGAGTGGTCGTGCAGCTTTGAGGAACTGATGGGCTATTACAGTCAGATCGACGCAAGGCTGTCCAATCCGACCGACGAACTGGTGACCGGGCTCGACCAATGCGCCAAGTGTCACGCGCTTGCCATTTGTCCCGCTGCTCGCACTGCCAGCATGAACGCGATCGACGCTGCAGACGTGGTGTTCACGGACGACTTGCCGAAGCCCGTGCTGACCGCACAGATGGAGACGCTGCGGCAGGCAGTCACGATGATCGAAGCGCGCCGGGATGCGATCGAGGAACTTATCACGCACCGGATCAAGTCGGGTGAGGTGTTCGACGGGTATCTGCTCGAACGGTCGTATGGTCAGCGTCGCTGGAAACCCGGCTTGGGCGGCGCAGCACTGTCCGCATTGGCCGGTGTGGATCTGCGCAAGGACGGACTGGTCACGCCAGCTGAAGCAGAGCGCCGTGGTGTGTCAAAGGCGGCGGTTGCGGCACTGACTGACAGACCGCTGCTCGATCCGAAGTTGAAAGCTGTTGACGTTGACGCGCGTGCGCGTTCGGTGTTTGGAGAAGGCGGATGAGTGTTCATACGCGCTGGCATAAATTCCTTGAAGCTTATGAGAGCCAACGTATCGGTGCTCCCACAACAGAGGTGGCCCAAGACACACTGGACGCGATCAAGCAATCTGTGGTTTGGACTGTTGATGATCCTGCGGTTTTCATTCTACCTGTTGATCTTTCGACAGATAAAAGAGACGGTCTTGATTATTACCTCGACGAGAAAGAACCCGAACAATACCGCTTGTTGGCTGACAACAAAGCGATCCAACTTCCCTTCGATCAATTTGTTGTTGAGCAACATCTTAGTAACAGTGAAACACACATTGTCTGTGTAAGAAAAGCGGGTGAGAAAGTCGAAACCTGTGCTTTCAGGTATTTTGTCAATGAGTCTTCGTACTTTTGGGAGTGTTCAACCAACGGTCCGCATCACATAAGTCTTCATGGCGGTGAAATTTTATGTGGCCCAAGTCTTATTGATCACCTTGTTCAAGACATGGGGATATCACGATTGCAGGCAACCAGTGCCACCAATGCCGGTCAGGCGTTGCTGAAGAAACTGCTTTTGTTGATGGCCACAAAAGGCATGGTGCAGCAGCGCATCGACGCACCCAAAGCACTCAACGACAAGCGGGTAAAAAAGGGCAAGCCTCGCATCCCTAACGTGATCTACATGCGTCCCGGTCACTACTATGATCGGGCTGGAAATAGGCACGACTATGACGAGCGCAAACCTGTAGCGATTCACTGGCGGCGTGGGCACATTCGCAATGTTTGGTGCGGCACAAGTGACAATCGCCGCAGAGAACCACGCTACATTCAGCCGTGCTTGGTGAACTACGATGGTGGTGACGTGCCGGAACACAAAGTGAGGGTTTTGCAGTGAACCACTATCGAAACATCATGATCGCTGCCACGAACGCATGTCTTGAGAACGGCCTTAGTCTGGACCCGTCGAACGATCCTCTGCCACCAGCATACGGTCATGCACCGAAAGGTAATGACTTTAAGTGTATGATGTTCGGTGAACCAGCCTCGGTTTCATATGAATACCACGGATGGGACGAAGTGCTGGTAAGACTCAAGTGGTCGCTTAGTGACAACAAGCATGGGTGCAGGTTGATCCTAGCAGCATGGCTGGAACGTAGGACTGGTGCTTGGCTGCAAGGAAACGGAGCCAGTTACATCGGTCGTGATTACGTCGGTCAGGGTGTGGTATCACTTCTGAAGTCGTTTCCGCTGGTTGAGCCGAATGGTTATCTCGCCACCGGTAAGTTTTATTGCTAAAGGACCAACAACATGAAGATTAAAGCAATCGTTACCGCCGTCGAACTCGATAAATCTTCGCAGCATTGGGGTCGAACTAAGGTCTCAGTCCAAGATTTCTACGGTGCATTTCTCGGGACTTTTGAGGATGATCGTCATCACCCCGAGTTCAAAATCGGACAGTCAGTCACAATCACCATCACCCCCGTTACACAGGAGCAAAACTAATGCACACCACCCTACTACCCCTAACCGCCGCAGCCTATATGAGCGGCGATCCTGGCACGACCATCAAGCTGCCGGTCGGTCGAATCGTGTGGGGCCACCCGTGCAAGTCGCGGCCCGCGACCGACAACAACAATCAGCCCAAGCTGGACAAGGACGGCAAGCAGATGATGGAAGTGTCCTTCGGGCTCGCCATCCCCGAAGCCGAGTTCCATGCGCAGGTGTGGCCGCACATGGCGGCTGAGATCAGCAAGGGCTTTCCGAGCGGTATCCCCGGCAACTTCAGCTACAAGATGACGCAGCCGCATGAAATCGACAACAAAGGCAAGCCCTATGCCGAGCGTGAGGGCTATGCCGGTCATGTCGTCCTTGCCGTCTCGACCGTGCTCGAAGCCCCGCCCGTGTTTCAGTGGAACGGGACGCAGTGGCAGCAGATGCAATCCGAAGCGATCAAGTGCGGCGACTACGTGCAGGCCGAAATCAACTTCAAGGTGAACGTGCCGACCAAGCCGACGCACACCCCTTCGATCTATGTCAACCCGCGCCAGCTTGCGTTCGTTGGTTATGGCACCGAAATCAAGTCGGGCATCCAGGCCGATCCGAATGCGACATTCGGTGCTGGTCCTGCCGCTCTGCCACCCGGTGCAAGCGCAACACCTGTGGGTGGTACGCCGAATGTCGGTATGCCCGGTGCTCCGGGTGCCGGAATGCCGGGAAACCCGGCTACGCCTGCGACGATGCCCGGTGCCCCGTCCGCGTTGCCGGTCGCAGCGGCTTCCCCACCTCCTGCAACACCTGCGATCCCCGCAGGCCCGCAGCGCCCGCTCGACCCGACCCATATCCATGACAACGGCAACGGGACGGAGCAGTGGTTCGTGAACGGCGCTTGGGACGGTGGCGCTCACCCTGTGCCGGGTGTGGCACCTGCTGCACCGGCACTGCCGCCGCCCGCGACCGGGTTTGTGGCACAGGCTGCGGGTATGCCCGGTATGCCGGGTGCGATGCCCCCGCGATAATCAGGGTGTGTGCCAGCGGTGCGGTGCCGGTCCTCGTGACATCTGCCGCGCCGCTGGTGACCACACACCCTATTTCGACTGTATCCCGTTTTGAGGTGGTAAATGGCGCACAATTTTGTGCTTGGAGATTTGGTTCGCTATGGTCACGGTCCGACCTCTCTCATGCGGCTGACATGCATCAGCGGTGACAGGTGTTACGGGCGCGCCTTTCACAGCACAGGCACCTGCACCAATCGAGATATTTCGGATTGCAAGCACGCATCTGATGAAGATCGTGTTCGTTGGTCTGAAGCGCACGATCAGAGCGATCAATGGATTAGAGGGAAGTGGTAAGATGAGCGTTACAGGTGAACACGCGACAATGGTCGCAACACTGGTCAAGTCCGGTGCGGCTATTCTCGAACAACTCGACCCGGCCAAGGTCGATGCGATGCACGCAGCGATCGGGATTGCAGGTGAAGCGGGTGAACTGCTCGACGGCGTGAAGAAACATGTGATCTACAACAAGCCGCTCGACCGTGAGAACCTGATCGAAGAACTCGGTGATCTTGAGTTTTACATGGAGCAACTGCGCCAAAACATCGGTGTGACGCGCGAGGAAACGCTGGTTGCAAACATGAAAAAGCTGGCCGTCCGCTACAACGGAATGCGCTACAGCGATCAAGCGGCTCAGGATCGCGCTGACAAACAGTGACCAAAGAACACCTCGCACACTTTGTGGCGGCCTGCCTCGAATGTGATGCGAGGTGTCGCAGTCGTAATGCTCGTGCATGGGCGCATCATCACGCGCGGCACCACAAGCACCGCGTCGAATTGCAACTCGGATGGGAGGTTAAACCGTGAAACAGTCCAAGATCGACAGCTTCATGGAAGCGCTGGTCAATGTAGCCATCGGCTTCGGGATCAACTTCGCGGCCAACATGCTCATCCTACCGTGGTATTTCGGCATTCCGGCAGATGCGGGCAGCTTTGCCGTGCTCGGCGCAATTTTCACGGTGATCAGCATCGCACGATCGTATGTCATCCGTCGCGCTTTCAACGGTCAGACGGTGTGGGACGCTATCAAGGGGCGTGTGCGAGGGTGACAGACCCGCGCGGTCAGTGTGTCGGTAAAACCCGCTTCGTGTCAGGCACCGAAGCACATCGAGCGCTGCGCAAACGAAACAATAAGTACAGACGTTACGCCAAGGCGAGCGTGTATCACTGCGCCGAGTGCGGCGGGTTTCACATTGGACACAGGAATGATTTGAGATGATCGACCTCTCCACCGCGATCGTTTACGATGAGGAATGCCTGCCGAACGTCTGGACGATCTGCATGGAGCCGCTGTTCGGCGAGCAAGTGGACATCTACGAGATTAGCGAGTTTCGTGACGATCGCGCACAACTAATGCAGCGGCTCAATTGGATACAGCAGAACCAGATCGCGATGATCGGCTTCAACAACGAAGGCTACGACTATCCGCTGCTGCACCTGCTGTTCAACAATCCGAACACCACATACCGGCAATTGCACGCCAAGTCGCAGGAGATCATAACCAGCGGTTATGGTGACAACCGGTGGGCGCACACTATCTGGCCGCGTGATCGGTTCGCGCCGCAGATTGATCTATACAAACTACATCACTTTGATAACAAGGCGAAGGTGACCAGCCTCAAAGCGCTACAGTTTGCGATGCGAGCGGACACCGTGGTTGAGTCGTCAATACCGTTCGACCGTGACGTTGAGCCGCACGAAGTTGACAGCGACCTGATACCCTACAACAAGCACGACGTGAAAGAGACGAAGCGGTTTGCGCTTTTCAGTCTGGACGCGATCAACTTCCGTATTGGTCTGGTGCAGCAGTTCGGGATCGAATGCCTGTCTTGGAATGACACAAAGATCGGCGAGAAAATGCTCGAACAGCGTCTCGGTGAAGACGTATGCTACGAGTGGGTCACACCGCAATACTCGGACGGTGCCGGTCGCCCCCGCAAGCAACGCAGACAAACCGTCCGAAGCAAGGTTGCACTGCGCGACATCATTTTTCCTTACGTGCAGTTTCAGAATCCTGAGTTTCAACGCGTTCACCGGTTCATGCTGGACCAAGTGCTCACACCCGACGAACTTGACGGTGAAGACAGCACGGCGATCAAAACCAAGGGTGTATTCACCAATCTGCACGCTCATGTCGGCGGGCTGACGTTCCACTTCGGGACGGGTGGCGTCCATGCCAGCGTTGAGGCGCAGCGCTTCCATGCGACCGACGAATGGCTCATCAGAGACATCGACGTGGCGTCGCTGTACCCGTCCTTAGCGATCGTCAACCGGCTCGCCCCGGAGCACTTGGGTCAGGCGTTCGTTGCCGAGTATGCCAAGATCCCTGCCGAGCGCAAAGAGCACGCCAAGGGCACCTACATGAACGCGGCGCTCAAGCTGGCTGCGAACGGTGCATGGGGCAAGTCGAACAGCCCCTACAGTGTGTTCTACGACCCTCAGTACGCGATGCAGATACCGATCAACGGTCAGTTGCTCATCTGTATGTTGGTCGAGTGGTTGCTGACGGTGCCGACCGTGGGTCTGGTGCAGTGTAATACTGACGGCGTGACCTATCGCATCCACCGTGACCACCTATCCGCCGCGCAGCAGATCGAACGGCAGTGGCAGGATTACACGCATTTGGTGCTTGAGGACGCCTCTTATCGGTCGATGTGGATTCGGGACGTGAACAACTATGTCGCGCTCGATACCAAAGGCAACCTGAAGCAGAAGGGTGCGTATTGGCACCCCGATCCGCTCGATTATGCCGGGTCAATCTCGACCGCTTCGCCGCCCAGCTGGCACAAGGATCACTCGAACATTGTGAGCGTGCGCGCCGCAGTCCTCGCAATGGTCCACGGCATCGATCCCGAAGTCATCATCCGCGCGCACACTGACCCGTTCGACTTCATGTTGCGCTGTAAAGTGGGTCGCTCTGACACGCTCCTGCTCGGCGACAAGCAAGTGCAGCGCGTGTTTCGCTACTATGTGGCTCGGAGCGGTCAGCCGCTGGTCAAGGTGTCCCCGCCGGTCGCAGGCGGCGTCGTAGGGCAGTGGAAGCGCGCTCAGGGTGTGACGAAGGCCGAGTATGACCGCGTGATGCTTGAGACGGGTGGTGAGTGGGACGAAAGGGTCTGCACAAAGAATCGCAGCAAGTATGACGAGCGCCGCACCTCGATCGAGCAGGGATGGCATGTCGCGGACTGCTGCGATGCTGCGATGTTTGATTGGTCGAATGTGAACTACGACTACTACATCGCTGAAGCGCGGAAACTGGTTATTGCTTGACACCAGCGCTCGGAGTGGTAGGTATTGATTCGGCCTGCAAGCCTTGGCTCGGGAAAGCCAGAGGTGGGCACCGATCGGGACGGGTCACTGAACCTTGCGGTTGCAGTCCGATCTTCCGGTGCTCACCTCACCCAACCCATGGCCCGCATCCACCCATCCAACTGAGCATAAGTCTCAACTAGTGATCCGTTGTTGTCGATCATGATCATCTGGTCCGATCGGAACGGGATGGTCAGGCTCGGATCGTTCGGTAGACCGCGCGCGGTCGCATCGACCCACATAACCGCGTCGAACAGCGATCGAGCCGCCAAGTACTCTCGGTCGGTCCTCATGCCCACATAGCAGTCAGACACCGCCAGAACCGCCCGTGCGAGCCGCGCAGGATCGTCACCATTGTATTCGGCGATGATGTCGCGCCACAGGCACCGATGGTTCACCCGGTCTTCGTAGCACGCGTCCAGGCTGTCGTAGACAAGCCCGTGATCCACTAGCGCCGGTCGGATGACTGTCTCGGCCAGAAACAGGCTGGACGACACGAACGACACCCCGTGCCGGTCGCGTAGGTATTCGGCCACCGTGTCCTTTCCGTGCCGACCGTGACCCAGGATGAGCAGTTTCACGCTCGCACCCGTGATTCATAGAGCGAGCCTTCACCGGGTGCTCCAACCATGATCTGACGACGCGTGGTGATACCGCGCTCCGGGTGGAAGTGCAGCAACCATTGGACAGGTGGTGAGGGCTTCGCACGCAGCCGCAGCCGCGCGTACTCCGAGAACCCCGGCAGGCATCCATTACCGAAACCGTACTCCGTCTCGACCGCGACGTGGAAGTGGCCGGTGAGGACGCAATCGACTGGCTTACCGGCCTGCAGGTACGTCTCGGCCAGCTTCCTGTGACCCTTGCTGATCGGAGCGACCGCGCCAATGTAGCCCTGACCACCGCCCGTCCCCATCATGTCGCCATGGGTCAGCAGCACGTTCCAACCGGCCACCTTGAAATATGCGTCGTTCTCTTTGGGAATGAGGAAAGTCACATTCGGATCGTCGGCGAATATCATTTCGAGGTGCCACGAGATCACGCTGTCGAAGCTGGTTTCGACGTATTTCTTGTGACGCGGCTTGGCCGTCGTCCGGTCATGATTACCTGGCACACGCACGACAACGATCGGGCAACCCAACTCGCGCCGCAGCGTCTCGATGCCCCAGCGCACATTTGCGCAATAGTCGCGCACGGCAGGGATGCTGGACAGGTCATTGGTCTCGGCGAGTTCTTCGTGGATCGAGCCGCTGATGCTGTCGCCGCCCATGCAGTAATAGAAAACGGGCGGTGCAGCGGCGCTGTGGGGCGGCAGGCAGCACTTAATGGTTGCTTCGATCAACCGTCGATAGCGTGCAGCTGCGACATGCCGGTCATAGCGGTTCAACCCACCCATTTCCTCAAGATCGATCACCTCGCCCCACTGCTCGTCGCTCTGGAACAGCAGTGGCACTTCGGCGTGCGGGTCGGTCGAGGACGGGTTTATGACGTGAGACGCGGGATCAATGGGTTTACCGAGCCCGAAAACAGCCGAGCGCAGATCCTCTGCGGCATTGAGTTCTCGGTCGGCGCGGGAGAGTTCGGTCTTGAGACGCGCAATGTCGTCCTTATAGCGCCGCTCCTGCCGTGCTGCGAGAGGTTCTTCGGGTGGTCGCGGCTGTGAAACACTGAGAGCGACAGCCGGTGCGGTTCGTTTCCAATCCGGCAATCTGTTGTACCATTCACGCAGTGTTTCGCGCCTGACTTTCAGTTCGGTCGAAGCGGCAATTAGATCACCGTTGTGTTTTTGAATGACCGCCAAACGCTCTGCGATCTGCTCGTCAGTAAAAGGCGCACCCATGTGTTACTCCTGTGCCGCTTGCTTAGCTGCGCACTCGGCGTAGAGCGCGATCAAAATACGCTCCCACTCCGAGCGAGCCGGATCAATCAGCGGGACTGGTGGCTTTGGTAGCAGGGGACACGACGCTGACAGGTTGCCCGGTCGCGGCGGCGTTTGCGTCTCTGACCGCAGCGTCGAGCACGCTGACAACAGCAGCAGGAGCAGCACACTCGGTAGGAACTTGGACATTGCGGTAAATCTCCCGGATCGTCTCGCGGTCGGTGCGCTCGCTGGCACGGATGCCTTGTGCGATCAGTTCGTATTGAAGGGACTGGTCTGCGAGTGCTTCAGTGAGCGCGGTGTATTGCTCGAACGTCTTTTGTTCGGTTTCGAGTGCGTCGCTGTCGGCTTTCCAGTCGCGGACAGTCCAGCCACCGAGCGCACCCGCCAACAGCAAGCCCGCACCGCCTGCGCCGTATATCCAGAGCGGGATCATGTGTCGTCTCCCTTGTGCCGGTCATCTAGTTCAGCACCGTCACGGCTTACCCGTGCCAGCATCCGGCGACCGAGAACCCATGTGAAGCCGCCGATCACCATGAACAGTTGAACATGCGCCGCGATGGCAAGCCAGAAGGTTTCCTTGACCTGATCGCGCAGATGCCAAAGCCCCCACGCGATGAATCCCGTGAACACAAGCGAGGCACCAAACATAGCCAGAAATGACCATGCACGCCGTCCGTCCGGTGTGAGCATTGACGGCGGGATCATTCCCAGCCTCCCGCGATCAGTGCAGCCTGAAAGTCCATCGCTTCAAGCGCGATCTTGCCCGCCTTGTCCATCCCGTTGATGATGCGCCGTGCCTGTGTGAACTGCGTCAGTGTGGCGGGCCCGTCCTCAGGCAAGAATGTCACAAAACCACGCTCGGTGAACCATGCGCCGATCATACCTTCGCGCATGATTTTGGCCGCAATATCGGGCTGCATTGCAAGATCAGGGTTGCCGATCAAATCGACACCCAACTTGACGGACGCCTTCGCATAATTGCGCCGTCCGGTCAGCTGGACATAGCCGCGACCGGCAAACAGCGCACCGTCCCCGATGACCGTGTTACCGAGATCCTTGGCGACATGCGGGCGCTGACCGGTTCGGTCGTACATCCGCATGAAATAGCGCTTGGCTGCTGCGGCGGAGAGCCAGTTAGCCTCTTTGACCGGCTGCATGGTTTGGTTTGTCTCATGCCAAGCCGTCGCCAACGCATAGGCGACCCAACTGATCGGAAGGCCGACCATCGCGGCAAGGATCGCATTGGTTCCGGCGACCTGACCGGTGGACTTGTGACGCAGATCGCCGCCCCGTAGCGCCGCATAGAACGCTTCGGGCTCGGCCAGCCCCTGCTTGATCTGAGGTTCGGGAATGACAGGGGCACTGCGCAGCGCTTCATCGACCGCCGCATCAATCCGTTCCTGCGGGGTCGGACGGGGGTCTTTGTTGAAACGCTTGAGCAGATTCCCGATCATCACCTGGCCCCCTTGTCCTGCTTGCCATCCAACTTGCTCTCGATTCGGATCAGAGCGGCACGGATTTCGCCCATCGCATCACGGTGATCCGCTTTGGTCACATACTTCTCTGGCATCGTGCGGATGTCACTGTCCAACTGATCGAGGGTCTTGGTGATCCGACCAATCACCCAGCCACCGAGGACGCCTGCGATTGCCATCGCGATGTTGAAAGCGGTCTGCCAATCCATTGTTGCGACACCTGAAAAAGAGTTGGTTTATGGTGTCAGTTAATGACGGTGTTCGAGGTGCAAGTCAATCGGCTTAGGCGTCGAGGATGTTGGCGGGTCGCCAGACGGGGAGAACTGTGATCGTGCTGTCCTGACCACCGCCGAACAGATCGGCGACAGGGCCACGGACACGCGCGGGATGGCTGGCAACACCGCCAATCGTGTAGGCCGCATCGGACAGAATGAAGTTGCCCGAACCGTCGATCACGCTGCTCTCATTCGCTGCCCAATCGATATAGGTGTCGGGCCAAAAAGCCGCCGCCGTGATCGAACCAGCAGGTGCCGCTTCGGAGCCAGGGAAGAACCCGTTCGGGATTTGGCTTGCCAGATAGTTGGGGGTGCAATCGCTGAAATTGACCGCGCTGTTGACGCTGGTGAAGGTCGTGCCAGTGCCGGTGTATGGCAGGTTCGCGCCGTTCAACCGGGCATTGCGAAGGCCAAGTTCCCAATCCATCGCCAGCAGCAAGGTGAACTCGACACCGGCTTGAATGACCGGCCCGCCCTGCACAAGGCTGCGCGACGTGGCATTGAGGACAAGCGTGTTGGCAGCATCGCGGGCGTTCAGCGTCACCCGGCCATCGGTTCCGACGCGCACGAAGATCGTGTCAGTCGAAGTCCCGCGTGCGATGTTCAAAAGCACTCGGTTGGCGGCGAGGCTGTCAATGCGGCCCCGGAACATGAACGAGAACTTCTTGGACGCGGCCACCTGCACCGAAGTGCGCGGGCCACGAATTGCAATTGGAGTGTTCCACGTCATCGGCGTAGGCACGCGAGCGCCGGAAGCGCCCATGACCATGACGCGCACAATCTCGGTGCGCTGGTAAATGCCCTTGACCACCGTGATGTAGAGCCGCTTTTCGCCCGGCGTTACAGGGACACCGGCGGTCTTTGTGATTGTCAGCGTGCCATAGCCGTTTGCATCCGGCCCGCCTGCCGTGACCGTGAAAGCCCCCTCAGGATCGCCAAGGGCCACCGTGGCGCTATCGGCAACACCGCGCATCCGAACAACGCCAATCGTTGCCCCGTCCGCTACGTTGGATGTGGTGCGGAACCTGACACCCGCCGGGATGAACGGTGCGGCGCCCTGTCGCCCTAAGAACCAATCTCGTGCAACCCGCGCCATGCCAAACTGACGGCCCCGCGAGTTGGGGTGAACCTTGTCGCTTTGAATGGTGGAGCCGGTGCCGTTCGCGCCGACCTTTTGGAACAATGCATAATCGCTGGATGAAGCATTGCGGGTAAGCGGGTCGCCTTCGTCGTGCAGCAACGTAAGCGGATTTTCGATCACGATGTCAGCCGACGAGCGCGCCAAGGTCAAACCGCTGGCATTGCCGAGCAACCCGAGCGGCGTTTCGTTCCACTGCCGTAGTGTGGCTTCAAAGCCGGTTTCCAGCCCGTACCAGTCAATCATGTGCTGGCGAGCGTCAACGATGTCCGCCGAGTAGGGTTGCGCTTGTGCGCGCTCTTTCCAATGCGTGTAGTCCGCATTCGGAAAGCCCGCCGTTCCCGACCACGGATCGGACGGGGAAGCGACCAATAGCAGGAGAGTCTCAGCGCCGCCGGTTTGCTGTGCGCGGATCGCCTCGAAGTCGTCAAAGACTGCATCTGTGCGCCAGAAATCAAAGCGCGGGGTCGTCCATGTGACCTCGCCGCCGACGGGATCGGTCAGCACCAGATCCTCGGCCTTGTCGCCCGCAGTCCAGTTGGCGTTCAGGAACGTGAGCGCCTGCGCCATGTTGCTGCCAGCACCGGCCTGATAGTTAGTGCCGACACCAAAAGTCGCGCCGGGGTCAATCTCGGCTTGGATTGCGTCATTCGTGCTTAGGGATGAGCCAACGCTTGCCGACAGCGAATTGCCCGCCGTGTTGATCGTGCGGTCAGGCTCCCACGGCGGCGCGGTGTTAGCCTCACGCAAGGCTTGCGCGGACGCCCATTCGCTTGCGGTTACCGCCGAGCGCGCACCAAAAACAGACGATGAGAATCCGATCAGAGGCGATTGAAAACTACGCATGGCTGACAAACAGTGTAGTCGTCAGATTGTCAACGCGAGCCCACACACGATTTGCACCGGATACGCCGGGGAATATCTCAGAAAGCGACCGATTGGCTTCGCCCTGACCGGGTTGGTAAACCAAGCCAGCGTCGTCGGTCGGTGAGGTCGTACCGCTGGTCGCCTGGATGATGACGGCCCGACCACCTGTGTTCTGGAAAGTGATCTCGGTAACATCGGCATTGGTGATTTGCTCCCAATCCAGACTGACCTCTTGATCGGTATTCTTGGGCATGGTGCAGATCCTTTCGCTTTCGTGTCATCGGTTCATATCATTCATGTGGTCGCTGGGTCAAACACCCCTCTCAGCCTGATCGGCGCTGATATATTCCCATACCTGCGTGACCTCGGCGAAGGTCACACCTTAATCTCCACGCACACGCGGCCATTTTCGCGCCACACGACCCATTGGCCGGGCGCACAGATGCGTGCACCGTCTTTGCTGCCGAGTTCCTTGACCGCCTGTTCCATCACCACGTATCCACCGTGGTCAAGGTAGCCGCAGCCCCCGGCCCGCTTGCGTTGTTGCCCGACTTTTGAAGCGTGATCGTGCCCGTAGTGCTGTCCTGCCGCAGGATGAAGCCGTAGCCATTATCGAGATGCTCCCAACGGTTATCGACCAGATCGAACACAAGCCGCGCGGCAAAGACCGGGGTTGAGTTAGACAAGGTAATATCACCGCCGACGAACATGCGCGAAGTCGTGTCGAGCAACGTACCCGTACCAAAGCTGACAACGCCGTAATTCTCTTGCGACTGCGCCCCGCTCAGGTTGAACACTTCCAGGCTGCCACGGCTGAAGGTTGCCGTCGCACCAGCATCCGCCACCAGCGACACAAGCCCGCGAACCCTGAAGGCCCCGGTGTGCTGCGAGGTATAGGCGCGGCGGTAGGTGTTGCCCGATGCCGCAGCCCGAACCGTGGCTTGCAGGTTGACTTGAATATTGGCCGTCGCCGCATCAATCACGATTGCGTCAAAGGTGTTGTTGGTTTCGCGACCCGCAGCGCTGACACAGACAGAGCCGGTTACAGAACCGCCCGAAATGACCATGCCGCTTTCCGCATTGTCATGAAGCTGCGCGCCCAGCACGATTTCGCCCGCCGTTTCGGTAACGACAAGCCCGAACCGCCCAGCGCCATCCGACTTCAAGGCAGGGGCGATGATCCCACCAGACCCGAGGTAATACGTGATGCCCGAACCGTTGTTCGGCTGATCGGCATCACGGAGCGTGTTGGAAAAGGCGCACGGCCCAATCGAGCATTCCGCGCCGCCCGCAAAGTCCACGATCAGGCCGTTGTAGTTGTCCTTGCCGGTGACGCTTTCGATGACCCCATCCGAAGCCGTGAGGATATTGACCACCCCACCCTTGCGGCCCAACTCGCCGAAAGCGGTGTAGTTCTGCACCCCGATACCGCAACCTTCGCCATAGATGGCCCGGAGACGCCAGTTCTTCGGTTCGCCCACGGTCTGCGTTGCGTTGAGAGGAGAACCCGCTGCTCCTGTGCCAGTGACGGTGAACGACCCAACACCCACGCCGTTGACCCAAGTGTTCAGCAACACGCCCGTAAAGTCAAATTCGTCCCCGCCGAGCATCACCCCGTCACCGAAAGCAATCGCCACCTGATTTGCCACGACAGGGCCAGCAACACCCGAAGCGTTGTGATCCCACTTGATACCCCAGGAGCGGAACCTAGCGCCCGTCACGCGAATAATCGGGACGACATAGCCGCGCGCCGTGTGGTCGCTGCGGATCGTCGCGCCCGAACCAAACATGATGCGGTCGTTTGCGGTAATCAGGAAGGTCGAGGTCACGCGGTACACGTTCTCCAACCCACCGAAGTCCACCGACCTACCAGTCGCCAGCGCCGCGTTGATCGCCGCCGTGTCGTCCGCCACACCGTCAGCGACTGCGCCGAAGTCCTTGGGGCTTACCGTGTCGCGCAGCTTGGCTTGAACCGTGCGGCCTACCGCTCCTGTGCCGGATTGGGTGAAACTGACGTTCTCGGCTACAGTTTCATCGAGTTGCAAAACAGTAGTGTCACCGACAGAAACATTGATGGGCGTACCATCCTGTACGGTTACATTGATATTCGCCATTACGCGATCTCCGTCACAAAACCAGAAACAGGGAAAAGCCCGGCAGCAATGCGCTGGGGCGAACCGCCGCTAAGGGTCAGCAGCAAATCATAGACGAATACAGCCACTCCGTACCCGTCCGCATCAGCAGGAAGTGAACCAGTCGAATTGACGCCAGAACCCGCAGCAAGACTAAACGCCCAAGTAGTCACTTCGTCCGCAAAAATGGGTGTGCCAACGCTAAAAACAGCAAGTTCGCTAGGGGCATCGGGCGCGACTTTCACACTACCCACAAGGGTGGCGTCGGTGACATCGCCGGGGTAGGTCAGAGTATGCGTGATAGATAGCCCGCGAACACACGGTGGTAGGTCAGCACGCCTACCACCCAAAGTGTTCAGCCACTCACTATGTCGATTGGTGGAGTACATCGCTCACCTACTGCAGAACAGGATCAGGACCGCTCCAACCCGGTGGGGGGTTGGTTGGCGGCGGGAAGTCTACACCATCGCTAGTGAAAGCGTAACCCACAATCACATAGCGCGAACTTTCTAGTTCGATCGGCATTGTGCCGCTATCGAAAATGTATTCCTCATCGACCAGATCCCAAAAAATCGCGTACCGCGTCAACTGCATGAGCCCGGTCTGCATGATGGCCGGGAAACTGATGACGCGCCCGTCATCAAGCGTCCCGGTGAATGCAACGATGTCGATCTGGCCGTCACCCGGCTCGATCGGAAACTGTGGGTCAAAGATGCGGATCGAGTAAGCGCCACGCGGATTCTGCACCTCTGCAGCCAATTCGTCGCGCTCCTGAGAGGTCTGACCAATGGCGGGCGTGGGTGGTGCGACACCCGTGCGACCCAAGCAGAAGTCATGCTTTTCAGGTGTTTCGGTCATCAACTCGAACGTCACCTTCATCGTCACCGGGTCGATGTTGCGACTCAGAATGATCACGTCATGGTCCAGACCAAGTTCGTCCCAAGTGATGTGCAGACATTCACCGGGACGATAGTGGCGCAAGCGCGGTTTACACACGACAGTTATGGGGCTGATCTCGCGACTATCAAACAAACGATACGCAGCAAGCTGTGCCGCCTGATCGACGTTCTTCACGAAGTTGAACGGCCACACGTCACGCTTTTCTTCACCGTCGTCGGCCAGAAATACGCTGTTTACCACCGGCTCGGCATCGATCAATTCCCAATCATGATCGGGACTGCGATACTGTGGGACGACGGTGTTGAGACGATCACGATACGGCTGCATCGTTACAACCGACATCTCATCGTCCGTTACAAGGTCGTCGATCGTGATCGTGTCGAGCGGCACTTTCGGTGCTGAATACTTGAAGGTCAGCACGCCACCGGGGACAGGTTCTGCACCGCCCGCGTAGCAGATTTCCTTGAGGTTCTGCCAACGATCACCCGGTTCAAAGATCACACCAAAGATGGTCCAATCGTTCGCGTCGCACACATTGGCCCATGCGGCGACAACATTCCAGTCGATGCCGTCAGCAGGCATACCGATACCGAACACACGATTGCCTGCTTGGTATCGACCATACGCATATGTGCCAGCGTGCAGCGCCGGATTTTCGGACCAGGTGTAGGTGCTTTCGTTACCCAAACGATGCGATCCGCTACCACCCGGAAACGTGCTGTCCAAGCGCGGATCATAGACCTTCGCCCAACGACCATAGGCTGCGATGGGATCGATGCCGTTGGCGAACCGCCTGCCGTCACGATCGAACAAGAACGACCATCCGATAGCAGCCAAACCGGACAGCTTGTAATCAGTCCCCCATCCCGGCGTGCCCGACCATTGCGGGGACAGTGCCGTGGCTTCAGGCACCGCACCAAGCTGTGTGTCTGTGAACAGGAAGCCTGTGTACCAGCTGGTGACCGGCTGAAAGTTCACGTAAGGCGTGATGCTGTCGATCGGGCCGAGCGAATAGACAACCGCGATGAAGCGATAGGGGTTCGGCACCTTTTTGAGTGTCGGCCCGTATGCGACATCGTAGCGCATGACGCCACCCAACAAACCCTCTCCCATCCCGTATGGTGTCGGAGGGTTTGGATCTATGATTATCCTGGTTACCGACCCTCGCGCCGGTGGGGGTTTGGTCAGGGCTTGCGCACCGATGTTGGCAACGAGCGCCACAGTGGCCGCAATTGCTGCGACCAACGGGTTACCGAGCACCGTGGCAACGACAGCGACTGCGCCTGCAATTTTACCGACAACGCGGAGTGCCTTAGCCATCAGACTTTCCAAGCCGCTTCGAGTTCACCCAGCCCGACATCGAGCAAGACGAGATCGGGTTCGTCTTCGCGCCACCCAAACACTTTGAGCGGCCCCGCGCAAATGAAAATCGCATCGAGCCCGCCAGCACCCTTAATAAGCGCCAGATCACCCAGCATCATGAATGCGGCACCAGGACGGCGTTCAAGCAGTGAATCGAGCATGTCAGACACACTGTCCCACCCGTGCTCGCGCATCGCCCGTGCCGCACCGAGCGCGGTGTCGAACTCAGGAATGGGTGGAAGATCGTAGCCCAACTCGACAAGATGCGACCGCGCGAGGTGGACGCAGGTGGCTGGTTGCGTCCAGTCGAACGTTACACCGCGCCATGCGTCGAGAGTGCGCTTTGTTGCGTCTCTGCGTTTGATCAACTGGTTCATCTGCGATTCACGATCTGATTAATGATGCTGCTGCCGAAACCACTCGCACTACCACTGCCGCCGCTGGCACGAACGCTAGGTGGTGCTTCAGTCCCCCAAGCCACAGGTCGCCCCAAACCGGTCGCGTTGTCATGTCCACGCTCACCGGGGAAATTGGACTTGTGCCAGGTCGGGTTCATCGTGTTACCGATATTACGCTCGAACAGTCGTTCGGCCAGCGACACAATCGAAGCGGTCAACTGCTTGCTGCCTGTGCCGACACTGAGGATTGTCTGGTCTAGTTGGCCGTCAAACTCGGTGTTACCGCTGCTGATGACACCTGTGTCGGCGTCATATTCAGCAATGATAATTCGAGCGCGTGATGTCTGATTTCCGGGCTGCGATATTTCAGACGCTGCGGTTGTGTCGGGTGGCAAAAGTGTTACGACCACGGCAGGCACGATGTCACCCACGCTTTCGGCCATGGTCTGCAGTCTGCCGATCGTGCCGAAAACATCATCGTCGCTGCGATATGTCTCACCTTCATAGATAAAAAAACCACCGTCGCAAAACCGCAGCGTGCGGTCAGGCAACTCGATTTTCATCAGTCCGGTGAGAGCGATGCGGTTCATTTGTATTCTTCGATCGTGATAGCAAGGGGTGTTTGACGCTGGTCTTCGAACGCGTAGGAGAACGTCTCGCCGAGCAATTCGCCTTGAATGAAGGGACGTGCGATCTCGACACGGTTACCGTCAGCAAACGGTGCTCGCAAAGGTGGCTCGATCTCAATCGTCGCTTCACCCGCTGTGCTTGCCCGCACCGTCTCAAAAACCGAATGAAGATATGCGGTGCCGTCTGCTTCGACCACTGTGATCCAGAAGTCCTCGCGGATGACATAGCCGGGTGTGATGTTTCGGACGGCAAGAGTCGATCCGCTCTGACCCGCACCATCGACAACCGGCGCACCTGCCCCGGCCTGTGGCACCGGCAGCAACAGGTCGATCTGGACGCCTTGCCGTTTGCCGCGCTTGAGACGCGATGTGAAGCGTTGTGTGGTGCCGGGGCGCATGACCTCGCGCGGCCAAGACAGGGTGATCCTGTGCCGCCCACCTGGGCGCTCCACGCGCAGAGATGCTGCGCCGCGCTGCGTGAACCCGAAGTCCAGCACTTCGACTGTCATTCGGTTCGGGCGCGGGTCAGATGGCAACTCGATCATCGACTGCTCAACCTTCTGCTGTTCGTAAACGCCGTCTCACGCGAACTAATCACAGATCCGGCGCGAGCGATCGTGGGCGCACTGGCATCGATGCGGTCGTCCACGTAAGCGTCGAAGCGCTCATCGTCAGTGACAATGCGGACGGTGACCATCTGCGGCTCCATGGCCTGCACCTGCACACCCAGCGAGCCGTCCGGGCCGCGCTTGAGCGGCATGACAGCTTCCGGCCCAGCTTCACCCATGACGCCGAACTTGCCGCCGTTGGCAAACTTGAACATCGTCGGGTTGCTGAACACACCGTTGGTGAACGCCCCACCCTTGGCGAACTTCTGCACCCCACCGTCGAACGCCCCACCCTTGGCGAAGATGTCGGGGTTGGCTGCGATCGTCGAGTTTGCATCATCGAGCAGACTTGCCTGTGGTGATGCGCCGCCGAACGCACTCAAGATAGCGTTGAACGCCTGATCAGCAGCGAAGTCGAGCAAGCGGTCAATGATGCTGTTCACTACGTTGAGGACGGCGTTACCAAACGCCTGCCACGCACTTTGGCCCTGTTGCAGATTGCCGATCAAATCACCGAAGAAACTGCGGAGCGTCTGCCGCGAGATGTCCATCAGTTCCTGCTGCTCGGTCACTTCCTCGTTGACCATTGAATACGCGCGGGCTTGTTCACCGATCGCAGCAACCTGCGCGGGGCTCAACTCGATACCTTGGCGAATGGCGTCGTTGAGCAACTGCGACTCGATGCGATACGCAGTGAGCGCAGCACCAGTCAAACCCCACTCACCGCGTTGTCGCATCAATGCATCAGTCTGCACAGCCAAGTCAGCGGTCAGGTTGGCAACGAACTCTGCACCACGGTTCGCCTCAGCGCCCTGTGCCAGCACCAGCGCCTGATCGCCGAGAGTGGCGACATACGCGCGCATCGCATCATCCATGTTGTTCACGTCGATGATGCCGCGCGACACTGCGTCATTGAACAAGCGCTGACGTTGTGCGTTGTATTCGAGTTCAAGACCAGACAGACCAATCAAATCTGCCTGATCGGACAGTGCTTGCTTCTGCTCATTGAAGGCATTGGTCATCTCGCGGATTTCCACCGCGATTTCTGACTGGCTGATCGCACCGGCCAGCAACATCAATTCGTTCTTCTGATCGGCGGTCAGCTTGATATTCTGTTCCGCAGCCTGTGCAAGCAAGTCCTGCTCGTTGCGAAACTTGCGTGCTGCAAACTCGGACATGCCGAGCGCCTTCGCCTCGTTGACCAATTCAGCCACACGAGCACGTGCCTTCATTGTCAGGTCTTCGTATGCTTCAGCCTGCTTCTCCGCTTCGGTTTGACCGGTGCTACCGCGAGCCGCCTTCTCGGTCTTACCTTCAGCAGCTTCAGGTGCGAAAGCGTTGCGCAGGAAACCAGCGCCGCGTGACGCAGCGTTACGGACGAAATTGACGCCCTCACCGACGAAATCTCGACCGGGATCGGTGTTGATCTGCGCGCCGCTGAAATCGACCTGACCAACCTTAACGTCGAAACCGAGCGCACCGCTTACACTGTTGAAGATCGACACGATACCGTTCGCGGCAGACTGAGCGCGTTGAATTACCGCGTTAAAGGCGATGGCGAAAAAACGAATGATGGCATTTGCGACGTTCTTTACGGTCGCAAGAATGTCAGTGAATACACCACCAAACGTGTCATTCAGCACGATCATCGCACCGATGACAAGACCGATGGCGAGAACAACGGCGGCGAAAGGGTTAGCGATTGCAAACGCAATCATCGCGGCAGTGGCCGTTTTAATTGCTCCAACCAAAGCAACACCGATGCTGGCGGTCGTGCTTGCAATTAGAGCGAGCAGTCGTGGTGCAAAAGCAATCGCTAGAACCACACCGAGATAAGCGGCAGCAAGTGCAACTTCCTCAAGCACGTCTGCGAGTGCGAGACTCAGCGTACGGGCCAGCGCCATCCAGTCCACTGCCTGCAAGCCCGCTGCAGCCAGACCAACCAGCCCGACAGTCAGAATAGTGGTCAGCGTGAACAACTCCCGGAACCCGGCAAAGAGGTTGCCGATACCACCGGCCATCGCGGACGAAAGTTGAGTGCCCTGCTGCAGAGCGATCAACAGCGGGTCCATGCCACCGGCTGCGGTGACGCCGATGTCCTGGAACTGCGCTGCAATGTTGCCCGGTGTGGACTGCAGTCGGTTGATGTTGTCGTTGGCGGCTGCACCGAGACGGTTGAGGCTGCTGGTTGCACCCGCCGCCGCAGCCGGAACACCCGCCAAGGATGCCTTGTACGCCTCAACGTGCGCGTCGGCCTGCTGAAACGTCGTTCCGACACGTGCCGTGGTCGCCACAAGGTTTGCGAGCGGCGCGGCTGCACCGGCTGCGGCGCGACCCACGGTGCCCATGGCTGTCCCTGAAGCCAGCGCGGCTTTGCTGAGGCGATCCGTACCCATGGCCGCGCCAGATGCTGCGGCACTGAAGGACTTAATACCTGCTGCAGCACCGCCCGATCCGGCAGTGATGCCCGCAGCCGCTTTGTTGAACCGGTCAGTCGCCTGCTCGGCGCGCTTGGCTGCGGGGACCAGCTTTTCGAGGTCGGCGCGGGCGTTCTTGAGGGCGGACGTATCGGCACTGAAGCCCAAGCGTGCAATATCGGTCATTTGCTACGCTTCCCTTTCTTGCCGATCTCGTCCTGATGAGCGAGCCTCTTGTCCTCCAATTCTTTACCCATTTCGACGCAGAAAGCAACGTCCATAGCCCAAAGGATGCGCTGCTCCCACTCGTGGATAATCTCGCCGGTCAACATGCGCCAAGCGAGCCATTCGGACGGTGGGATGGGATGACAAACGCCGTCGCGTATCCGACCAACACGAGCAGCTATGTCACTGTACCAATCCCACAGGTGATCGCCGCCGCCCGGTATGTCGAGTGGTGGAGCGTCTTGGTTGAAGCGAGGGTATGCCTCGCGGCGGGTGAGCATTTCTCGCTGTCCACCCTCGACTTCGAATTTACGCCAGGGCGTGTCGTAGCGGACGTAGACGGTGATCGCCTCGACCAGATCCGCTTCTAACTGTCGAAAAAACTCTTGGTTTCTCCGATAGCCTCGGAAATCTGCTCACCGATCCATCCGAGTTCACTGACGAGCGCGATGAAATTCTTTTGGTTGTAATCCGGCTGCTCACCCTTGAATGCGGGCATGGCTTCAGCGTCGTAGCCCTCATCGCCTTCGCTGCCGGTCGGGTTGTACCATTCCCAGCCCAGCGTGCCGCCGAACATCAGATTGTGTGCGTTGCGCTCGATTTCGTCAGCCTTGAACGCCTTACCCTTCGACTGCAGCTTGAGACTCTCGTCGGTGATCTGGCGCTTGATGCGCTTCAGCCGGTCGTCTTCGAGCGACATGACGCGGACGCGCAGACCGATCGGTTGGCCGGTCGCCGGTCCCACGATCTCAATGGTGCGGTCGGTCGGCTTGAGTGCAGTCAGTTCCATGTGTTGCTCCAACAGAAAAGGGTGCCGACACAAATGCGCCGACACCCTCAAACTGTCAAGGTGGTAAGTGTTACGGTGCAGCGACCGGATCAACCTTGATCTGCTTCTGCACCAGACCCAGCGTGAAGATTTCGAGGTCGAAGTCTTCGTTGCGACCGTTGGGCTCGCGAGGACCGGCCACCAAGCCACGGTTGTACCGAATGGTCGGGGTGCTGGCCGGATCGCTGTCGGGAACGTCGGTGCCCTCGATCTTGAAGGCGTAGTAGAAATTGGTACCCGCAGCTGTACGCAGAATGTCCTGACCGGCATCGGACGGATCGCGGGCCACTTCGATTTCCGGCGATCCGGCGTCGGTCAGACCCTTCGCCTTCTGCACCACTTCATCATCCCACGTGTCGTAGTTGAGGATGTTGGTGCTGTCGCCGGTTTCACCGACTGAGCCAACGCCGCCGACGAGAACCCAGGTCAGCGCAGCATAGGCCGCTGCGTTGAGGTCGGTCGGCTGCGGCGTCGAGCAAACGTACAGCTTGCTCCCGGCGTTGGTGTTGAAATAGGCGGTGCCGACCAGTGCGATCGGCGCGGCGAGGATGGTGGTTTTCATGGCTCAAGCCCCTTTACGATACGACTGGTTCGTGTCCGCGCAGATTTGGCACAATCGGAGCGGGTTGGCAAGACCTACGGCGCAACCTGATACCATGCCGTCGCGCGCCAGATGACGTTCGTGGTCGCAGGGCAAACAACCGTCACAGCGGTGTTCTGCGCGTTCGCCATCAGCGGGAAAGCGAAGTCCTCGACAACCTCTTGCACCGATACACCTTGCGCCAAGGCTTCCGCACCGACGCTGAAGGCAATCGAGCCGGGGAGGTTCGTGGTCGTGATAGTCACCGGCGTTGCAGCAGCGGTCAGCGTAGCAGCGGCAAAGCGGCGAATGCGCAGCGCCGTGATGTATTGGCGAAGGCCAGCACCGGGAGCGGGAAGGGTCAGCGTCACCGCCGCGCCAGATGCCCCAACAGCCGTTGCAGCGAGAGGTGATACGCCCGAACCGAAGAACTCATTCAAAACAGCGTTGCTGACACTCAAAGTCGCCGCCGCGCTGCCGCTGGTAAAGGTGATGCACCGCGCCCGGATGCGATTGAAGCCCGCGCAATTCGCCACATAAGCGGTCTGCGTTGAAGCTGCCGTGACAATAAGGAATTGCCCGCCAAGGATCGGGCGCAACGGAATGAGTATCCAATTCGTGCCGTCAACCGTGCCCGCCAATTCTACAGTAAGGTTGAACGTCCCGCGCAAATCGAGCGCAACCGTGCTGGCACCGTCACAATCGACAAACACCTCTGCGTTGGCTGCGGCAAGGTTGCCAGTAGCGAACAGGTTTTCGCGCGGGTGCAGCGTCCCGGCTTCAAGGTCTTTGGACAGCTTTGCCATTACAGGGCACTCCAATTGAGCCGGATCGATCCAGCGTGAGGGGTTGCGAATGATGCGATGACGGTAATTTCATCCGTTCCGGGTGTAGCAGAAACGCTTAAAAGGTCGATAAGGTCAGTCGCGTTTTCGTCACTGTCAGAGTGCGGCGCAAGGCCAATCATCACGACATTCGTCGGGGTCACGCCCCTAGCGGTCAAGGTGGCTTCAGCGCTGATTGAATTGTTCGGGACGGGGAGAGAGACTTGGCCTGCTAGGCCACCGCTTCCCGTGTCGCCCTTAGCCCCGCCCAGCTTGGCGAAAAACAAGTCCGGCGCGTGGTCACCCTGTGTAATGACGTTAACCGCCGTTCCCATCGAATGACGCGCCTGCGCCTTAATCACCGTACCAGCCGCGAAAAACCTTTGCGTGGCAGGATGCAACGAGTCCAGTGCACCCGCTGGCACGGTTTGAATATCGGACGCCACTTCATTACCGTTGGCCGTGATGCGCGCCTCTGCTGTCACATCAATGAGAAACCCAGCCCCATCAAACGTGATTTCAGCGCCGATTTCGTAATACCCATCCTCGGTAATTGTTACGGTCGCGCCGCTCGTCCAGTACGTCCCACCTTGCTGATAGTCAGCCGTGTCCCAAGCAATGTCAGTCCAAGCCGTGCCAGAGGGGATGCTTTGGTTAGTCGAGCGCCGAATGCGCGTGGCTACGACGCTTGTGGCACCCCCACCGCCAAGCGCGGCCACCTCAGCAGCGGTCGCCTTGTGCAGCACACCGCCGCGCTCCACCATCAGTAGATCCGTGCCGGTGACAGCCATTACGGGGCGCTCGTCAGATTGGCGATACTGAAGCCGAGTTGCTGCCCGGAAAGGGTGAGCGGGTTAGTGCTCGCGCTACCACCGAGCGTCACAGCAGCGTGTGAAGCGGTGCGGATGGCGTCGAGATCAGTCGCGCCGGTGACAGTCAGGAAACCCAACTTGTTGAACTGAGCCGGAACCATCAAGCCTGCGTTTGTGCCGTCCGCAGCCGGAATGGTCGCGTCAGTGCCTGTGCTGCTGGTCACGACACCGTTTGTTGCGCCGGGTGAATACGAGAGATTCGCTCCACCCACAACAACATCCAGACCCTCTTGCTCGGCGGTCTTTGTCCATGAAGAACCGCGCCAAACATAGATTGCCCAACCGCTGCCGACAGTCGCATCACCAGTCGCATCGACAACGAACACACGATCACCAACCGAAACATTGGTCAGTGCGTTGCGCGCGGTGATGTTCACCACCTCAAACTGTGTGGTGCCGATTTGAGTTTCCATGTAGGACAGGATGTCGCTGGCGAGCACCTTGTAAAGTGCACCGCCCCGCGAAATCATGAAACTGTCTGAACCTTGCACTGCCATTGTTATGCCCCTGGTGCTGCTGGTAGTTCTTCGATGTTCACATGAATCCGACCACCGGTCATGTCCAAACCGTCGCTTGTATCACCCGCAACCGGTGCGATGACCGGCAGATTGCTTCCACCGATCGTTTCAGCGCTGGTCGTCTGCACGCGATACGACTGATACAAGATAGAAACCGGCAACAGGACTTCATTGCCCTGCTCGATCACACCGGTCGGATCGGGAGTGCCATAAATCTGCACGCCGTTCAACAGTTGACCGTTCCAGAAGAACGCGCAGATCGAGGCCAGAGCAGCGACCGGAGCATAAATCCCGCCTCCATCGTTCGGCCAATGCAGCACGAGACGCAGGATGCCACGGTGGTTCTTCTCGTTGCCCCGGAAATCACCGATACGGTTGTTCGGGAGCCATACGAGTTCAAGGTACTTCTGGTCAGCGGGCGGCGTGAATGCAGCACCGTTTGTGCTACCGACCAACAGGTACTTGATCGGCAAACTCGGCACGGTGCTGTCAGCCACGGCGGCAGTGACGGCCTGCTGCAGAGCAGAGATAATCTCAGTCTCGTTAACCATCAGGTGCCTCGGAAGCGCTCAGAGTTGATCGTGACGTAGTTCTGCCAGTTTTGGATCGCTGTGTCCATGAATCCGTCGTAGACCTCGCGCACTTCTGCGTATGCCGCCGTCCATCCCCAAAAGAACGTCTCGCCGATCTGAAGATCGAGCAGGACGGCATTGAGAGCGGTGCCGTCGTATGTGTCGAGCGCGCCCGTGTACTGACCAGTAGGTGCGCCTGCTGGCTTCTGATTCGGGCCGCTGGGGACGCTGCCGATCGCGGCGCGGCCCGACGCCCGCAAGAATCCGGTATCGACACGCATCCGGCCACCTTTGCCGGTCGGGGTCTGCATGTCTTCAACCATGTCGCGCACACTGTTGCGAACGACCGCCAGCAGACGCGCATCGGACTTGGCGACGAAATCGGCAATGTCAGCTGAAAGCGTCTGTTTCATCACGCCACCCCATGAGCAAAGTCGATCACATAGCGAACCCGGCACCGGCACAGCACGACCTCGCGCGGTGGAGCACCGAGCGAGGTGTCGTGCGGGTGCATCATCCTTGCACCCGTCACAGGCGACACGAACGGCTCGTCGATGCCCACCCGTTGCCCGTCCATCTCAGCGTGAGAATGGCGCACGCGGCTGTCCCCGGCGCTGTCCCACACCTTCTCTGCGGCAGCGAGCGGCAGATCGGACTGCAGGAGCGCTTGCCTGGTCGCCTCAAACTCGCTGCGATTGAGTGCAGCGAGCGCTTCGCTTCGACCGATTGTTTCACCGCGATGCTTGAGTGCATTGTCCTCATAGCGCGTGATAAGCCGTTCGACCGTTTCGAGCGGTAGAGGTCTGTTTTCCTCGATCGCCTTGCGCACCACGCTGTCGAACCGCTTGTCCCGCAGACCCATGTCGAAATAGCCCGGATCGAGCGTGAGCAGCTTCTGACGCGCGCTCTGAGCCCATCCGATTTGGCCGGTCGTCAAACCGACCGCACCGCCTTCACGCCGCCCGGTTTCGCGATTGACACGGCCAACCAGATCCAGCGCAATGTTTCGAGGGTTGCGACCTTCTGCCAGACCGCGCTGAAGTGATGTTCGGACGGATTGACGCACGTCTTCGCCGATCTCGGTCACAAGTCCGCTCGACCGCTCTTGCAGCCACGCTTCCGCTTCCCTGTCTCGCACGTTGAATCGCATCACGGTTCTAACTCCGTCGCGTGCAGTAGCATATTTCGGTAGACCCGCGATTAACGCCAAACCGCCCGCTTCAAAGGTCTGTAGCATTGCAACATAGTAGCCGCTGAATACAGCCGGGTTGTAACCGAGAGCACGCAGCACACCCTGTTCGTCACCGCGTTCGATCATGCGGATCAATTCGGCCAATATCGCACTGTCGCGAATTTCACGCAGACCGTTGAGAATAGCGTCGCGCACAATCGGCGCGAACTTCTCAAGCAGTTCTCTGAGTTGCTTTTCGGTCATGCTACTTCCTGACCATCACAGTCCAACTGACGGGGTTGCCCGCAGCGGGTCGAGCCATGATCATAGTAATCTTATGGTCCACACCGTCGATGCGGACGATGTGACCGAGTACCGGTACAGGTGATACACCATCGTTCGGAATGCTCAACTGCTTGTCGGTGACGAGCACATTGGTTCCGTCCACGTATTTCGTGCTGACCGGTCGAGCCGTGGCATTGAGCGCGACAGGTGTACCCGGCGCGGACGTAGATGGTAGATCAGGCCGTGCGCCGGGTGTGACATTGATCGGCACATACCGCACATCGCCCTGCTTGAACTCAGCGTGCAACTCGCTCGAAACCTGTCGCAGATCATCATATATCGACATAGAACTTGACCACCCTGTAAGTTATGCTATTAGCGATTCGTCACACACCAACTCAGACAGGAGAAACATCGTGGCGAACACCGAACCGATCGTGATGGTCGGCGACATTGACATTGCACTTCCCCCGAAGCCGTCGCGCGGCGGCACCGGCAAGACCAAGTATCCGTTCGACAGCCTTGAGGTCGGCAAGTTCTTCTCGCTGAAGAACAAGACGCGACGTGCAATGGCTGGCCCGGTCGGGCTTGCAAACAAGCGCTTCCGTGACGTGCTCAAGAACGAAGCCGGTGAAACCGTCAGCACCAAGCAGAACCGTGAATTTTACGCGGCCGATGTTGATGCTGAACTGGCGAAGTCGCTCAAGGGTACGCCGCACGAAGGTGCGATTACCCTCGTCATTCGCAGCGTGTAATCCCCCCCTTCTCTCAACGCACGCTGCGCACTGCCCCCGCGCTCGCTTCGGCTGAGTTGCGGGGGCTTTTTTATCCACGGACGATGCCGCTCGAAATGGACGAAACGCCGCCGTTGCCTTCCATGATCGGCGCGAGAATTTGTCCGATGATCGGAAACTGAGCCTGTACCTGCTGTGCGCTCAGATTGAGGTATTCAGCGCTCACCGAGCCCTCGATCGAAACCCGCTTGTATCGCGGCGGCGTGTAATCGGTCTGCAGCACCGCAGGGTTTTGTAGGTGGCGCAGTGCAGCTTCGTATGTCGCTTGCTCGATCTCGACCGGCACAGTCTCTGAACTGACAGGGTATCCTTCGCGGTCCTGCACCCAGCTGCGCGGCCAGTCGCGGATCTGCTGCTGCCGGTCGCCGACCTTGTATCCAGGCCAACGATAGCCAAAAGCCCCGTCCAGCCATTCAGACGCGACGAGCAGAGCCACGTTGACCTCTGAGTCGGTGTAATCGCTGGCGTCTCGACCGCGCGCCGTGTGGTACGCCTGAAACGCCGCCGCTGTGCCGTAAAATTCGGTCACCTGTCACTCCATCGAAAAAGGGCGGCAGGATCGCCCGCCGCCCCTCATATCACGCTGTCTGCGCAGGCGCTAGGCTTGCTTGGCGGTGATCTCAGCCAGCGCCGCCTTGGCCTTTGCTTCGGTCTGATAACCATCGACCACGATGCCGAGTGCTTCAGCCGCTTCACCGTCGATCTTCGCACCGAGTTCGTTCACGATGAAGAACTTGGCACCGGACTTCATCACGAGCAGCTTTTGCGCCGGGGCCGGATCGGGGTTGGTCGCCGCAGGGTCTGCCGGAACCGGATCGGGTTCGACGGCATCGTAAAGCGCCATCGTTTCCGGGTCGAAATCTTCCTCGTTGATGCGGACGGGGCCGTTCTCGGTTTTGATCGTGACGGTCGGCAGGATGCCGCTGGAATATGCCAGCGCGGTCAGTGCAATGAGTTTCATGTGCGGTCCTCGTGTTGATGAGGTGAAAACCTTACCACACAAAAAACAACCCCGCCACCCTTTCGATCAGCCAGCGGCAACTGCTCGCTCGACGTCCCAACCTCTTTCTAGAATACGCTTGCGCAGCTTTTTCTCGGGGATGCCCGTTCTCTGCCCCAACTGTTTCATTGTGTGCATCGCGCCTTCGTATTCAACACGACGTTCGATGCGTCTTGGTATCATCGACTTTTTTGTAATGTAAGGTTCGTCGGCGGGTATGCCGCGCTCCTGCTTCATTCTAGCCAGACGAGTATCGCGCGCTATCTTCATGCGTTCATGTGGTCCCATGATGTCCTCAGTGAGTGCCCGCTCTACACTCCACCCTTTGATCTGTAGTCTAGTGTGCAGAGTACCCGCGTTGATTCCTATTTCTTCGGCCCAAGTCGATATGTTCTGAGTTTTTCCGTTGAACTCGATCATTACTGACGACCGTCTATTTTGATGATTTTGCTTGGCCGTGACCCATCTTACGTTGTCAGGTGTATAGTCACCGTTGTTGTTGATCCGATCTAAGTGAGCACCATCGAAATAACCACCGGGTAGTTGTCGAGTGTAAGTGTAAGGATCGTGCCAATCATCACACACCTTAATGCCACGACCCCCGTAGTTCTTGAAGGTGGAGCATTCAGGGTTGTAACAACGATCCATCATGTTTTGCCAGCGACGAACGAATGGCTTGATGCGCGTCCAAGTTTCAAAATCCATAGATAAGGCCACCTTGCTAATTGGTAGCAAGGTGGCCTTAATTCGTTGGGGTGTCAAGGCTTACAAGCCTAAGTTACCCAAGCAGAAGGGCGATATGCTCCGTTTTCGAAGCGTGCGCGCCCCATGCGAGACCAATCTCACCGTACATCATGCGGTAGCCTGGATAGATGGCGAACTCGAAGGTGAGCCCGCTGCGCGGATCGGTCACCAGCATCACATCGACCGCGAGATCACCGCTTTCGGGGCGAGCAGGCGGGCGAGCAGCAAGGTGGAGCGCATCCATCGAGAAACCGACACCGGCCACAGCGTAGCTGTTGGTGACGGTGATCGCGGTAGCCGATGCCGGAATGGCCTGAAGCAGACCCGGAGCGGCCAGAACGATCGTGCCACCACCCGACACATCTGCGTCGCCAGTCACAACCCGATAACGATTGGGATCGCCCGCGAAGCTGACGAAATCGTTGGCAAGGATCGTGCCGGTGCCTGCCGAAGCGAGCGTGATGGTGCGTGCGCCGACAGCATAACCGGCGTTGTTGGTGGTAGCGCTGGCTGCGGTGCCCTTGGTGTGCGAGCGCGGCTGACCGGTTTCCTTCACCGAGAAGTTGAAGATGTCCATCAGTTCACCCTGACGCAGGGTCATCTGATCACCGGCTTCATTCACGCGGGTCAGGTTCTTGGTCGAACGCAGGTTGGCACCAGCGGACGTGTTGAGCACCAGCGAGCGGCCCGACGCAGGTGCGCCGTTGTCGTCCAGAATCTTGCGGATCTGAGCGATGTCGCCGAGGTGATCGACCGAAGTGCCGAACGGTGTGGTGCCTGCGGTGCCGAATGCACGCGATGCAGCGCGAGCCGCAACCGTCGAAACGGTGCTTTCGACCGCGTTGGTCAGAGTGCGCAGCGACTGTGCAACGATCATCGCCTGTGCCGACTGGTACGACGGACCCGAACCGGCATTGAGCGAACGCTGTTCCTCAGCGACGAAGTTGAACTTCGCAGCCTTGGCATCAGTGATCGTCATGGTGCCCGTCTCGAACACGTTGTCGAAGTTGCTGGGCGGGGTCATCGCCGGAACGATGTCGCTCAAGGTCTGCGGCGGCGCGATCGGATACTGCACGGTCTGGCCGACAGCAGCGGCTTCGACGCCGGGTGCACGCATGACGGACGGGATGTAGCCGACCAGTTCGCGCGAAACCACATCCATTGCGGTGTAGATGTCGCCGACGATCGCGGTCAGGGTGTTGGCATATGCGGGCATGTGACCGATCATCGGTGCGGTGCGCGCAAGCAGGATCTGCTTCATGTTGGACATGATGAACCTCATGGTTGAAGATGTGGGGGTTTCGCCCGTTCATCTCGAACTGCGGCTCAAGGTGCGATCATCTCGATCTGCCACGCTCATGCACGTTACACGTGTGGTGTGTTGTTAGTCAACAGCAAAAGGGCGCACCTTTCGATGCGCCCTCCCAGCGTGCCAACGCTTAACTCTCGGGGGGGGGGCTGGCACCTCCCCTTCCCTCACAGTGAATGCCAGACACCGTTCGGAGTACCTGTGAAACTCTGTGGCCCGTCCTGTTTCCCGGTGGAGCCGTACCGATGTTTCGTGCCGTTAGGCGGCGAGACGATGTGCCATTGCTGGCTCGTTGTCGTTGACAGTTAAGTCTTCTGTGCCGTTGCGGTGGCCCAAGCCGGATCGCGCTCAATTTCGCTCCACACCGTCGATCCTAGTTCACGCCCATCAACTGCACCGGACAGCAACGCCTATCCGTTCTGTTCAGCGTATCACTCGGTCATAACCTCACGGGCCGAGCCGGTGCAAATGGTGGACGTGGCGGGTACTGCCCCCGCGTCCGGTGTTTCCCTACGTTGATCGAGTTACGATCATCGACAGACTATATGTCCTCAATGCGTCCCTGCGGTCTGCCAGCGCCGCATTCGAATCACCTAGAACAAGTGGTAAGTTTTGTCAAGCCCTGTTACAACAATGCACCGGAAGCGGTGACGAGACACTTCCGGTGCATTGGATCGACTGGTCAGCTTGGCCCTGACCAGGATACTCTTACACGATCTGCAGTTCGCCCTTGGCGACACGCTGTCCGATGATCGCCTTGTCGTGTTGACCCAGCTTGTCGAAGTCGGCGCGCGTCATGACCTTGCCGTTGCCGCGATTGCCGCCACCGCCGCCCGATCCTGTGCCGCTCTGTGTCGGTGCGAGCAGCAACTTGTCCTTGTCGGGGCGCTCGTTGATGAACATCTCGATTGCCTCATCGACCGAAGCGATTTCACCCTTGCCGTTGTAGACCGTTTCGCCATTGGGTCGGACTGGTACGAGTTGACCGTCTTCGATCTTGAAGTTGTTTTGAAACGCGGCTTCAACGAAGTCACGGGGTACAGCGAGGCGTTCGTTGAGGAAGGTCGAAGAACTGAAAGCGCTCTTGCGCAGCAAGTCGTTTGCCCGCTGTTCGGCTGCAGTCAGCTTCTCGCTCATTTCCTTGATCTGAGGTTCGTACTGACCGACAATGCTGGTCTTGATCTTCTCGATCTCGCCTTTGTTCACCAGATCGTCAAGGTTGATGTCCTTGGTCTTCTCGATCGCGGCACGCGCTGCTTCAGGATCAAGATCACCGAACTTTGCCAGCTTCGCCTTTGCCTCGGTGAGTTCGGTGCGCCGTGCGGCGCTCTCGGCATTGATACGTTGCACGTAGCCGGGTGCAATCGAAGTTTCCTTGCCTGCATCGTCAAGCATGATCGGGTTGCCGCTGGAATCGGTGACGAGTGCACCACTGTCATCGGTCTTCCATCCCGCCTTGTTTTCGTAAGCAACGGCGTTGAGCGCCGTGGTCAGCAGCATGATTTTTTGCAGTCGCATCGGATTTCCTCTTTTGACGTGTGAGCCACACCTACCATGCGGTAAGTGTGTCAGTCAACCGTGTCTGCGCCATCACTCGGCACATCTTCGAGCAGACGCTCACGCTCACGCTCAATGGTGAAATTGCTCGACAGGACGCCTCGACGCAGCAATTCCTCGCAATACGTCTCATGGCTGATGTCGCGCCGCTCACGAGCCTTGTCCAGAGCGTCCAAGTCTTCGCCTTCCATCCAGTCGTCGAACTCGGCGAACACATGAACTGTCGGGTCGTAATCGACAGCCATCCACTTCGCGGTCAGCAGCAAAGCGTTCTCAAGCGTGTTGGACAGCATGAGAGCCCATGCCTTGACCGCGCTCTTGGCCTTGCCAGCTGCGACCGCTGCCGTGATGACGGTGATGTTGCTGCTCGACGCGGTGAGCGGCTGACGACCGAGTTCGCGCAACCGTCGCTCCGTCGATTCGATCCGCGCCTCAAGGAACTTCAGGCTCTCAGCGTTCGGCTCAACGTAGCCCCAACTACCAGCTGGCCCACCGTCAGGGCGCGGCGGTGACCAAAGCACCCGGTTCGGGCCGACCGCGACCTTTGTCTCAGGTTTGCCGTCGCGGCCCTGCGGAGGCATGATGCCGTTCGCGGCCAGCATGGGGTAGGCGGTCAAGTTGCAGGCGTATTCGAGCCCGCTTTCCTGCTTGAACATCTGGATCTGCAACTCGACAGCCGCGCGCATCGGCGGGTCGAACCGCCACTGACGACCCTCGCGCCGCCCTGTGTAGAACGACACGAGGGGGATTTCACCGATCGAAATGTTGCCGCTGTCCACCTGCACGTATTCGCGCTCTTTGGTGTTCTTTTGCCAGAGCCGCCATTCGACCACAGTAACCAGATTGCCGCGCTCGTCGAACGAATCGAACCGCTCGATCTCGCGAATGTGATCCGGTTCACCTGGTTCGAGGATTTTGGCATAGGTCAGCACTTCGTCGCTGCCGACCATCTTGGAGCGGACGGCAAGCATGTTCCGACCGAGAATGTGCGTCCAATAAGGGCGCAGACCCATGGTTCGCGCCTGCTCCATGGTGACGGGTGTTTCCGGCCCCTTGGCGTAGTCAACCATGATCCAATCGATGGCATGGTTGATGCCGTTGAAAAACGTCTGCGACGCAAAAACCGTCAGATTGTTGCCTGAGCCGTCCACGTTGTACACGAAATCCTTGATCGGGTCCGGGACGGGTGGTGCGTCAGCGTTCTCATCTGAAACCAGCATCACAGGCTGCTCGAACGGCTTACCAGCCAAGGATTCGGCGATGTCGCGATACACGTTCGTCATAACTGCGGACTGGCAGCGGAATTTGTAGTCCTCGTCTTCCTCACTGCGGAAGCGCGGCAGAAAGTCGCTGGCACGCAGCTTCATGCCCTCAATGCCATCGAGCACCGCGTCCACGTTGTCCCAATAGGTCAGCATGTAGGCGCTGTCCGGGTCGCGCTTCTCCATCACGTCGATCGCGACCCCCGCGCGCTCCGTGGGCGGCTGAGAGGCGTAGGCGATGGCCGTCAAGCTGACGAGACTGGTGCGCTGGGTCATTGCACCGGTTTATCAGGCTGCACGGGGTGTTGCAAGTATCACCCCCAAGCGATCCAATTAATCCGTTCCAGTGCTTCTAGCGCTAAATCTCTGCCTGCGTGTCGCTGACGGATTCGCTCTGCGTGTGTCGCTCGCCTCTCCGGCGTCCAAGAAGCGCGCATAGACTCAATTCGTGTGCGTCGGTGATCTTGATCTCTCCATATCTTTTGATTGATGTGCGAAACTTGATCACGCTCACCGTTTGCCCACTGTTTTCGCATTGCCTGACTTCGCTTCTTGCGCTCTTCAGCGGTCCAGACAATGTTGTTGGTGCCCTTTTTACCCGCACTTATCGCAGCCGCGTGAGCTTCAGACTTAGGTCGGCGCATCTTAAATCTTGTTTTATCACTGACTTTTCTACCGATCAAAGCGTCGGAAATCTTCTTTTTGGTGTGTTCCGACAGAGGGTTTCCGGTGTTTTCTGCGGTAAGTCTGCTGTTAAGTAGAATATCACCGTTGATGATTGTTTGGTCTATCCACCATTGTTCTCGTTGCATCAACTCAGAAGCACCGCAGTATTCTACGACTGTGAAAATCATTTTATCGCCGTACTTTCGCCACGCCCTGTTCAATGCTTCACAGTGATGCCGCCCGTGCCGCATATCACTAAAGTGCCGGACTTTCCGGCGATTCAAACGAATCGAAGAGCCCACGTATACCGAACCACTCGGTGCAGTAATGAAATATATCCCTGAATTAGCCGCCATACGACCCGATCATAACCTCGCTGCCCTGTCGCGGTGCAGGGAAGTAGCACTGTACAACAGCATCCGCAATATTAGGGCTGCGAGCACCATTGGGTTTTTTATCCACGAGCATGCGAAGTGACGACGCGCTGCGAATACTGGTTGGCTGGGCCAACTCTTTCATCACTTGGTGTAGCGCCGGGATGTCACTGGCGATGCTTATCAACTCGTGACCCTCGTACAACTCACCCTGCGTCCGAGCACGCCACGTCTTGTAGAACCGGTTGCGGACGGACCACCACGCCTGCGCCTTGAAGTTGTGATAGAAATCGCGATTGAGAGGGCTGTTGTCGTCGCCCGGAATGACGCGCTCGAACTGCCGCTGCACCGCGCCGCCCGCGTTCCACGGAGTTAGCACGAACTCGTCGAAATCCACGGCACCCGACTCAACCAGCCGGTTGTACTCACTCTTGACCGCCGACCCGACACCGATGCTGTCGTACTGGATCTCGATGCCGCGCAGGTTGCGGTCGCGCAGATCGCCGAGCATGTTCCGACACGCGACGCCTGGATCGCGCTCGCCCCAATCACGTGCATGGCGTAGGACGTAACCCTGCCGGATCGCTATGGCGTTCTTGTCCATACCTTCGTCGGCAACGTCGAGCCCCGCCATCCACTGCGTGCTGTCGGCGATTGCGGCCAGCGCCGGGATGTAAAGGTGCGCGTCAATGGCAGCAGTGATCCACTCGTAGGAGATGATCGTGTTCTCGACAGCGGCTGAATAGTTGCGATCGACTTCCTGTGCGAAGACGTGCTGCATCCCTTCACGCTCAGCCTTTGCCTTGCGCTGATCGTACCACTCCTGTGTCTTCTCAGGATGGTCACGCCAATCCATGATGAAGACGCGCGGTGTGCCTTTGGGGATCGAGACACCCGGTTGCCATATCTCACCCGACTCACGCCGACGATGGAACACATTGCCGAGCCCGTTCACGCTCGAAATATCGACTTGGACGTTGGTGTTGTCACCAAGTGCAGCTTCGATCAGTTCGGGTCGTTCGTAGTGCGCCGCTTCGTCCTTGAAGTAGATCGCCTTACGACCACCGCGACCGATGTTGTCACCGCTTTCACCTGCAATGATTGCACCGTTCTCGGTGTTGATGATCTTCATCAGCGCAGTGTTCCAGAGAGGTCGGAACTCCGGTGGCAAGCGTCGAATTATCTGTCGCATCTTCTCGAAGATACTGTCGGCATCACCTAGCTTGTCCACCAAGTCCTGCTTGCGTGAACCCCAACCGATTGCGTCCTGTGAGATGTATCGCAGTCGCCAGACGCAGTAAGCACAGGCGAGCCACGTGGCACCCATGTCGCGCGCCTTCTCGATCAGACCGCTTTCATCCGTTTTGCGCAAATCCTCGAAGAAGTCGATCAGTGCCGCTTGCCGTGCGAAGAACACGAACGGCATCCACTTGTTCGTCTGTTTGCGGGGGTTGTAGGTGTCGCACCAGTCCTGTATGAACTGCGCAGGCCGTGTCGCATAGTATGTGTGAGCCTCGCGCAGCAGTGTGCGATCTGATCGCAGTGATGTGAGTGTTTGCATCCGCCAAGCGTAGACTCGTCGATAATCAGGGGGCCATTGGTCGTGTGTCAGCGCGCGAGGACGCCAAGGTTTGACGACTTGCTCGGTTTGTGCGTTCGGTGGATTGAACAGGTCGATCACGGTCGCACCAGAAAATCCACCCCGCCACCGCTGTAAATGTCGCGCTGAGACGCAATGTGAACCGCATCAACAGGTGATGCACCGGCCAGCATGGCACCGTATGCAACCGCACCCCCTGATCCAAGTGCGGCAGGTGTCTCGTGCTCGAAGAACCGACCTGTGTCGTTGTAGCAGAACACTTTGCCGTCGGTGGTGAGAACCAATGCTTCGCTTTTCTCCCACATTTGCAGTGGTTCCGAGCGATCGGAATTATACCACGCTAGGAACGCTCCGAGGTCGAACGCGCTGCCAGCGACACCAATGATGTCACCGTTGGTCGCCCTTGCAATCTTGCGCGTGTTGCAGTGGATCAGTCCATCACCTGTAACACGTCGATCTGCGGCCATCGTCCGACCGTCTGTCACCACCGTACTCATTCATCGTCTCCGATAAGTCGGGCATATGCTTCACCTGCTTCAGTTGCGCTGACGCTTTCGGTGATGAGGGGCATTTCCTGTGCTGCACGTTCGGCGCGGCGGGACGTGCTGTCGCCCGTGTCGAGCCCCATGTATGCGGCCCACATCTTGAGTGCGGCGATTTTGTCGTGCGCCTGGATGCGGATCTTGACACGCTCACCACCGCGTCCCTCGACATAATCCACGTCGATTTGCTTGATTGCACCGGATTTGCCGTCGCTTTGCAGCCGCACCATGTCGATGCTGGGTCGTCCGAAGTCGTCAATCGTCATGTAGTCGGTGATGTCGAACGTGCCGATCCCGACAATTTCGCTCAGATACGACTGCGGATTGACCTCGTCTGCATCGGCACGCTGCAGCACGCGCTCGGCAATTGCGGCCTGTACAAGCGGTCGATCGAGCCAGCCGTGATGATCGTTCCGGCGCACACTGTCGGGCAGTGCATGACTGAGCATCAAACGAATCGACTGATTCGCCTGTCGCGCTGCCTCTGCCAGTCCATCAACCAGCCGATCGACAAACCGTCGTTCCGCTGCTGAAATTTGACCGTAGGCAGATCGGAACATTGTCATAGGTGCTACCGCGTTCATTGTGCGGCATTATGACGATCATGGGTTGGGGGTCAAGGTATACCGCGCACCGGCCTGACGACCTTTGCCTTCATTGGTGTTGCGGACGGCGTATCCCAGCTTGCGCAGCGCCTGTACGTCGCTGACCACTGTGTGCCAAGGCCACGGTGGTCCTGCGCCTTCGCGGACTGTGCCAGAGCGCAGCATATCGAGCAACACGGCACGTCGCGCTGTAGCCGGTGGGATCGAAGCGGGCCGGGGTGGGATATACGGTTGCTTGACTGGTCCGTGCCTGACGGGTGGGTCGGACGGCAGGGGTATGTCGGTCGTTGCGCTCAGGATCTCACGCAGCAGCCGGTGCGCCCCGATGCTGTAGGGCAGGGACAGGGCGTGGGTCACTGTGTCGCGGTTGGGGGTCATCCCACTGCATCCTTTATCATCTTATACCCCTTGTCTGGTGGGTGCCTTTGCAGCAAGTTAATCACTGTGCTGTGATCCTTGCGCCCGATCAGACGTGCAACTGTGCCGAGCGCAACACCGCGCTCTCGCAAAACACGTGCGACAGCTGCGCGCGCCCGAACCGCAGGAGCGTAGCGGGTCACTCCGAACACCATGCGCGGTGTGACGCGGTAATGTGGTGCAACGAGCCGCACCATCTCTCGCGCACCCATGTAGCCATCCGGTACATAATCCGGTGCATCTGCTGCGTATTTGTACCCGAACCACTCGTAAGCGCATCGGACGGTTTCCTCACTTAGACACAGGGCTCGTGCGGTTGTCTTGATCGGCGCTCCGGTCTGCCATGCTGCTTGTAAGTCGGCCTGATGCGGCCAGCGTTGTCTGACCGGGACGGGTGTGGCGCGGCTGGGTGTGTGACCCCGGCGCATTCCGTTCGGTAGCCGCAAGCGCAGCTTTTCACAGCGCGCAGACACTGCATCGGGTGTGCGATTGCCGAGCCGGTGCGCGATCTCAAGTGCGGACAGACCAAGCGTACAACGCATGTGTGTCAATTGCTCGATTTCATCGTCTGTCCATGGTCGGTTCACGTATCGTCTCCGGTCAGCCAATCGCCGATGTGACGCGGTATTCGAGTCGTAATGGGTTTACCGGTTATCTTCACCGTCCCATCTCCTGTGCCAGATCGGTGATTGCTCGGTACACCCGTGCGTCGTTCATGGTGCGCAGCGGCCAGAGCCGTCCGACCAGTCGAAGCAACAGTACGCACGCTGCCCTGCGCAACTCACCAATCAGTGTGTCACGTGTGGGTGGTGACCGCAGCATTACCGTGGCTGGCTGTATCGCTCGCTGCAGAGCCTGTTGCGGTGTGTTATCGACCCAGCAGGTGACACGCTTGTCGCGCTCGTCGAATCCTTCGCACCTCCATGCGTTAGGGACGGGTTTACCTGCATCGACCGCTTCGGGGTGCATCTCAATCGTGTATCGAATGGTGCGGGTCATGCTTCACCTCTCAGTTTTTCGCCGCGCAGGGCCGACTGCACGTCGTTTCGGTGATCCCATGCGCCAGCGAGAACTTCGCGAGCGAACACGATGTGTCCGTCGGCCTTCGCGAGATTTGCTACACGACTGCGCGCCTGCTCGATTGGTGTCACTCTACGATCTCCTGTGTCTGTGAGTCGATCCCTACCACACGGTAAGTTTTATTCAACCGAAAAATGTGCGGGGTGCCGGTGCGGATTTCGAGGGGGTATACCCATTCTGACCAACCGGTTAGTTTTTGATTTTCGGTTCGTGTGGAAAATTTGTGTGGCGGTCATTCGCAACAATATTACGGGGTGGGGGGGGGGTCCACGCAACAATATTGCGCAAACCGGCCAACTCATTGATTTTGTTAGGGTTTATCGTGTGGCCTGTGGCGCGCCGATAATTATCGCTGATCCACGTGCACCGGTCGCGCCAGGTCGAGCATCGTCACAGGTCGAGCGTCGCCGATGATTATCGGCCAAACGTCACGCGATTAACGTCATTGCGCAATCTTTTCACATTCGGCACGAAAACCGCAATGTAGCGATTGCGCAATAAGTTGCCACAGGAAATGTTGCGATTGCGTTTAATGCTCATTGTGGGGACTGTTTAATGTGTAATTGAGAAACAACATTCTAAACGGGGACATAAACGGTTTACTTTGCAATCTGACAATCGCAACTATGACAAACCCACAAGCAACAAACGAACCACATGAACCATGGCGACGCAACTTTAGCATAGAATTGCGTTTTCGCACAGAAAACAAAATCCGCAATGTGAAAAGATTGCGCAATCACGTCAGGGCAAACCATAATTATCGATATTTCACTTGATAAACGTCATGATTTAGCGAATAACAGTCCTACGGCGAATCACCGCCCTGGAGCGTAACACATGGCCCACCTGCTAGAAGTTAGACCACATGGCGCAAATTCCACTTTGGGCGCGCTTCCCGCAAATTCTTTGCGCGAAGCTGAGAACTTGCATCGCATTTTCGGGGGCTCAATTGTGAGCCCTTCCACGGGTATCGATTACACACCTTACACCGGCCCACTGTATAATCGTCATGGCCGCGAATATGCCGACGCTATCGCCCGCGCAGCTGATGCGCGCCGTCCGTTGAGCACGGCCTCAATTGCAGCACAGCAATCCGCTGCTTGGCAGATCCACGGCGCAAGGGCGGCACTGTGAAACGCGTCACACTGGCACTAGCCGCGCTCGCAACGCTTGCGCTGCAGGTCACACATGGCCCGCGCCTGATAGGCTATCACTGCAGCGACGCGCCTAGCATCGCCGGGATCACATACACCGGACCGCGCCTGGCACGCGAGGAATCGGATTTTATCGGCACATGCGCTGAGATAGCGCCAATTTTTGGAGAGTAACCATATGGCTTACACAGTGACGACATTTGACGATAGCGCGGACGGGATGGAGCGCTTGCGCAATCAATCCGAATTTATCTTGCTGGCATATCCCGCAAGCGATTCAACGCCTGACGACGTGCTGCAGCAATTCATTGACGACATCCAATCGTGTGACCGATTCGACGGTTTCGACTATGACGCGGCGCGCGCTGCAGTGAATGAATGGTACGACTCGGACATGCTCGCACGCGTCCTGCAGTCGACCGAATGGCCCGATGACGACGAGTCAGAATGGTGGCCCACATTTCGCCTTTATGTTGAATCGGAGTAACCGCACATGACACAGATATTCAGCACGGGATTCGGTCCATACACCTTCCCCGGCGACACAATCACCGCAGAGCGCGACGGGTTCACCATTACCGCCACTGTGCACGCTGACTCGCACCACGGCGCACCATGGGAAGAATGCGACGGGCACGGACCTGTCAGTGACTGGCGCAATTATAACTACAGAGGATATTACAATAAGCGCCCTGGTGAATTACTCCTATGCGAGGATCACGGGCGCGCACGCTTCTATGACTTCAAAGAGGCTTGCCGCATCGCATTGCGTGACGGTTGGGGATTCTTGCCGCATCCCCTGACAATTGAGCGCGATACACCAAGCAATGGTGATTACACGGCTTGCGGTGGTTGGGCGCGTGCTGGCGATTTTTCGGCTTACGATCCGCAAAATTTCAATCGCGCTGAATTCACGCGCTGTAATTGGTCAAAAGACTGGCACGGTTCACACTGTGACACCTATTTTTCAGGTGTGTTAGTTAGTTTAGCAAGTGACGGTGAATCCGTAACCGTAGGGAGATTCTATTCGTGACACTAATCGCAAAAGCCCTCGCATCACCCTACACCGCCATGACGTTTCGCACCCTGGCACGTCACCGCGACTCAGCGCGCGGATTAGACACAACTGCAGCATTGCGATTGCTGAAGCGCAATGTTAGAGATGTATCACCGCACGCGAGTCGCGCGTTGCAATGGAGCATTGCGCGACAAATGCTTGCACACTGGCAGGAGAGTAACACATGACAAGCACATATATAGGCACACTTCGCAATGTGGAGCGCTTGCCTAGCAGTCGAAACGGCAACCCGCGTTATGCTGCATTGATTGTCACAGACTCGGGTGCAATCCTTCAGGTCCGGACTGCAGTCGACTCGTCACTCGGTTACAGTTTCACTAATCACCGTGAAGGTTCGCGCGTTAGAGTCACTGTATCACTGCAGCGCGGCTATTGGGTCATTCAGCATATGGAGCAAGCGGCATGAAACCACACTAAGCGATAAAGAGCGCGAACGTATATGCGCTCAATGGTTCGACATGCTGGCAATGCATCTCACGCGCGCATGGCGCAAACAGGGTCTGTACCCTGAAATTTAGTGTCACCCGCGTTGCGGTATGGTCAGAGCGTGCCGCAATCGGTTAACATTGAAATGGAGAGTAACCTATGACAAACGACACTCAGACTCGCACCGCATCAATCCCCTTCAGCGGCTTTTACGAATCGTCGCATGATGCGGCACTAGATCAAGCGCTTGAACAAATGTTCAGCGACGACTCAGGGTGCGAGCGCACGCCTAGCTATGACATTGCCAGCGATGCAATCGACTGGCGCGCCGCACACCTTGCCTATGCGCAAGAATACGCCAAGAATCTCGCACTTGAGACTGAATCAACTTGGCAATTTGCTAAGTTGGATTCACCGCGCTTCTATAACTATCGCACTAATGAAATTGACGTAACGCTGAGCCTGTCCGAATTGCAGCGCATGCGCGACTATGTTGCAGCTGAGCACGAGTCGGCATGGCTTGAATTGTGCCGCGACCGACTCACCGCGCGTGACGGATTCATTCCGTTCTATGACAGCAATCCTTACACATGGGGCACGCTTGACACTTGGGAATCGCCGCAACTGTCCCTGCTAGTCGAATGCTACGTAGTGGCGAAACTCGGCGAGACTGAATCAGATGTGCAATGGTGGCTCAATTATGAATGTGTTGAAGATTGCAACGGTGACATCACTAGGTGCATTGAAAGCGCGATTCCGCAAGCCGCATGGGACAAAATTAACGCAATGGAGAACGTGGCATGAGTCGCCGCGCAGATCGTGAAGGCGTCCCGCGCATTCGTTATCTAGATTGGCCGCAACCAGCGCATTGCAGTCTGGCCAAGCGTGACGGGTTAGGCGCGTTTCGCAGATGTGGCATGTTTGACGCGTGTCGCGCCTATCTGAGAGACTTGCGAGCGTATCGCTTGCGCCACACGGAGCAACAGGCATGACACATTGGACACAAGCGGAACGCGATCTAGCAATTAGTGGCCGGGTATACTTTCGGTACATCTGCGAACCGGATATGCGCCGCAAGGTTTGTCGCGATCTTGACAGCGTAAAAAGCGGTCACGGCGCACTTGTTTTCGACTGGCCAGACTAACCCCCCCCCCCCTACATATCCGCGCCGAGTAACTAGCGCCGCGTCCTATACGGATTGCGGCGCTATTTTTTCAGCATGGAGCACGTGTAACAGCATGAACCATTAGCGCCGCCCTACGGCACCTGCCGAGCCCGCAGGATCGATCACGCTCGCCTGCCCTACGGCAACTGCCGAGCCCGCAGGATCGATCACGCTCGC